TTTTGATGTCAAACCAAAAACCGATATTTTGTACTTGGATGCTTTCGAATAACATCGGCGACGCCCTTACCCCCTGGCTCATCGAGAAGATCACAGGTCAGACGCCTTTGTATGTGCTCTTCGACGTGCAATTCCCGAAGTTTATGGTGACGGGCAGCGTGCTCAATCACGCCTCAGATTACACGACGGTCTGGGGGGCGGGCTTTGCCAACTTCGATGACTGCCTGCACGCCAAGCCTATCATCAAAGCCGTGCGGGGTCCCGTGACTAAGCAACGTGTGGAGTTTCAGGCGGGGATACCCGTAGAGGTTATGGGCGACCCGGCACTGCTCATGCCGAGATTCTATGATCCACGGACAGCCGGCAGAGATCGACATTACAAGGTCGGTTTTATCCCCCACTACGTTCACCAAGTAGAGACAGCCGCATGGCTCAACGACCGGGATGACATCAAGCTCATCAACGTCTTCGATACGCCGGAACACTTCGTCTGGAACCTTCTGCAATGCGATGTGGTATTCTCTTCATCCCTGCATGGTCTGGTCATTGCCGACGCCTATGGTGTGCCGCGTGCCTGGTACAACGGGACGATCCAGTTAGGCGGCGACGGGGCGAAGTTCGCCGATTACTTCACGCTGGTGCACGGCCCCGAGAAGAGGTCGCCGGCCCATCCGCACATCGAAGAATTGCCGAAAGACCTGAACGATCTTTACAAGTTGGCGATGCAGAATGAGCCGCCCGATGTCAAGGCGATCTGTGATGCCCTGTGGGACGCCTGCCCGTTCAAACCACCCGTGCAGCAGGAACACAAGCTCGACAAGCCCTTGCCGCCGGTAGTTCCCGGCCAGCCGCTTGCCCAGGAAGATGATATCGAGGAGATCAAACCGAAATGAGCGACGTGAAACTCTCCATCCTGATACTGACGATACCGAGCCGTGCGGACAAACTCGAACGACTGATGAAGATTCTCAGACAGCAGATACCCGTCGATGGCTCCGTGGAGCTTATCGTCAAAGAGAATCGTGCTATCCCCGACGGCGGGCCGACGATAGGCGAGAATCGCAACGCCGCACTGGCCGATGCGATAGGTGATTACGTGTGCTTCATCGACGATGACGACGTTGTATGTGATACGTACATCGCGGAGATTATCAAGGCGACGGCCAGTTGCCCCGACGTGGTCGGCCTCAAGGGTCACTATATTTTAGGCGGCAACAAACCGGAGCTTTTCGTCCACTCGATTCAGTACACCGAGTGGAAGACGGTCGATGGGGTGCATCAGCGATGCCCGAATCACCTCAATGCCGTCAAGCGCGAGCTGGCCTTGCAGGTCGGCTTCACGCCGAAGAATCACGGCGAGGACAGCGACTACTCGATGGCCCTGCGACCGCTACTCAATTCAGAAGTGATGCCGGAACCCATCTTGTATTTTTACCTAAAGACTTAAAATGAATAAAGTAATCGCTATAACAGTAACATACGATCAACTTATCGCTGCGTTAAATGAAGCACAACACTTCACCGGCGATGTGATTTCATTCAAGATACCTGCGCAATATCTCGACGGCCCTATCGTTGAGTTGCATATCACCGAACTTCCAAAACCAAGCACATGCCAACAACAGATATGGCTCAATACACCCCCAGCAACGTCCCGAAGGCGTACCCCAAGATCAAGGGGCAGCAGGCCAAACGAAAGACGCCGGCCAAGAAACGGAGTAAGTGAATGAACAAGTTGGCAACGATTATTGATGTGAGACGATTCGACCCGTACAATAACACATGGCCTGTGTGCGTGGTTTCACCTGATAACAAGTACGATCCGCAAAATGCCTTCGTGGATACAATCAACGGTAGAATACAGATCACGCCCGGCATGTGGATATTGACTGACATACACGGGGACAGAGAAGTAATGCCGATTGAGTGGTTCCGGCCATTCTTTTTTCACAAATCATATTGTAATGAAGACTTCGCATATACACTCTCAGGAACGACGTCAGACAGATCCGTTTTCGCGGATTGTCTGTATAAACACGGACCGGAATGCACTCTTGGTGTTTCAGGAGAAGGATCAAAAAAATGGACGTGAAACAGAAGCGGCGCAAGTAGAAGGGAAAGTAATGCGATTATTCTGCAGGATACTTGGGCATTGTTTCGCCTTCGAGAAATATGAGTTACTTTTTCGATGCCCTGAACCACCCGGATATGGCGCCCTTATCTGGGTAGTCAAATGCCGACGATGCGGAATACAACGCAAAATGAGAAGGAGCGATAGATAGTAAAGGAGAATCCCATGCCGAAAGGCTACGAGCACATGAGAGACAAGTTCATGCAAGAAGGCATGAGCGAAGACGCGGCCCAGGCGAAGGCGGCACGCATCTGGAACGCCGAACACCCCGGTAATCCCGTGACCGGCAAGCATCATGGCAAGAAGAAGAGTGTATCCAGCGGGAAGATGACGCGAACCAAGTAAGCGAACAACGCCAGAAGACATAGGCACAGGCGGAGTAGCTACCGCCGAGTGCTATCACCACGCAGCCTGTGATAGAGGCCGTAGGGTCGAAAGACTTTGCGGCCTCTTTCTTTTGGCAATGAAGGAGTCAGGAAATTGAGATTCTTGTTCAAGTATCCTACGAGACAAAGGCCCGAATGGTTTCGCCAGACCTTAGCCGCGTACTACAGGAAGCTCAGCGGCGTTCACGAGTACCGTTTCGTGATCACGATGGACACCGACGATGCCTCGATGAACAACCAGCCGATGCGCCAGTGGCTCGAATCGCAGCAGCACTTGAGTTTCCACTACGGGGACCACAAGAGCAAGATCGAGGCGTGCAACGCCGGTGTGCCCGACGAGGACTGGGACATCCTCGTGCTGGTCTCGGACGATATGACGCCCATCGTGACGTGCTTCGACGACATCATCGCCCGCGATATGCAGCAGCACTTCCCCCAGCTCGACGGCGTCCTGCACTACAACGACGGCAAGGTGGGCTCTAAGCTGATGACGCTCTCAGTCTTAGGCCGCGAGTTCTACAAGAAGGTCGGGTTCGTCTATTGGCCGGCGTATCGGGGGACGTGGTGCGACAATGACACGATGGAGATGGCCCAGCAGTGGGGCAAATACTGGTACAGCGATCAGACCATCATTCGGCACGACTGGCAACAGCATGAGAAATACAAGGGCGATGCGGTCTATCAGAAGGGCGAATCAAGCTATCCAGCCGACAAACTCATCTATGAATGGCGCAAGGGCCGCAAATTCCCCGTGTCCTTCTCACAGAACGATGAGGACTGGCCTATCCGCCGCTACTTCAAAGACAATTTCCACGGCAGGTTCCTGGATATCGGGGCCGGGGACGGCGTGACCTTCAGCAACACCAAGATTCTCTACGACATGGGCTGGGACGGTGTGGCGATGGAGCCCTCGCCGTCGCTTTTGGGCGCTCTTGAGATAAACATGCACCCCGGCAGGGTCAAGACGATTCGCGGCGCCCTGGCCCAGCATGATGGCGGGATCGAATTTTACCACGCCAGAGGTGATTTCATCTCGACAACGAACACGGCCCACCGCGACAAGTGGGCAACTTGCGCCCACGTGCCCTATGAGACTCTCAGCGTGACGGCTCTGACGTGGGACGATATTCTCGCTCAACATGGTTATGACTTCGATTTCCTCAACCTCGACGTGGAAGGCGAGAATATCGCGCTGTTCAAACTCATCCCGGCGGAGCTGCTCAACAGGCTCAAAATGGTCTGTGTGGAATACGACGGTAATCCGGGAGCCGTCAATGAGATATGCCAGCCTTACGGCTTCAAGCAGATACACAGCACGGGAGAGAACGTGATTCTGGCAAAATGACCCCTGATGAACAAACCCAACTCGACATCAACGGAATAGTCACCATAGCTTTCGGCGGTGAATACGACAAGATTGCCGCCGCCTGCATCAGGCACAGCCGCAAGTTCACGGGCCTGCCAATCCGGGTGTTGACCAATCTCACACAGGACCAGCGGAGTGACGTGTGGAAAGAAGTATCCGGTGTCTATTTCACCTATATCGACAAACCCAATAACGCCAATAGGCTCGTCAAGATTCTGCACGTCCAAGACCCGTTCTTCGACCGAACCATCTACCTTGACGCCGACGCACTGATTCAGCGCACAGGCATTGAAACCGTCTTGGGTATGCTGAATTACACGGATTTTGTATTCAACAGCGTCTATCACTGGAAGCCCACCGACAAAATCCCGAACATTTACGCCAAGGCCCTCTTGGCAACGGGGGCCAAACTTCCTTTGCGAACCTACAGTGGGGGATTCTTCGCGTGGAAGAAGGGTCCTTTGGCGGAGGAATTATCGAAAGTCTGGCTGGACTATTGGCAGCGCACGGGCGGAGGCAGGGACATGCCCGCGCTGGCCTGCGCTGTTCAGCGAGTGCAACCGGCTATCTTCGATACGGGACTCTCGCCCATCTTCGCCGCCGAGCGAAAGGACCCTAAGTGTATCATCCAGCACAATTACAACGGGACATTCTTCGAGGACTTCGGACTGCCGAGGTTCCAGGAGAACAAGTGGTTCGACAGCGATCCCTCGGATTTCAGAATGACTGAATTCAAACGCACCGTAACAATCCAGAGCCACAACGGGATAGGCGACCTGCTCTTTGTGACGCCTGCGCTGCGAAGAATCAAGGAAGCCTATCCCGACTGCGAGATCATCGTCAATACGAACAAGCCAACGCTGCTGATGGGCAATCCTTACGTCGATAAGGTCAACGTGGGAACGGATGGCGTCTTTTTGGGCTATACTGCCCCGGACAGCGGAAGACTGCCGGCCGAGCATCATATCCTCGAAGATTGGCGGATAGTGTGCAAGGCGTACAATCTCATCACCGAGCCGCCGGACCTGCGGCCCGAGCTTTACATCCCCAACCTGCCGCCGAAGCGGAACCTTATCGGCGTCCAGACCGTTCATAAGGGCAACTACCACAACAAAAGGGTCTGGCCCGGACTGATAGAGCTGTCTCGACGTGAAGGCTTCGAGGCTATCCCTGAGATCGTTGACGGCGATAAGATGATCGGGTTGGTGAGGAAACTGGCCGAATACCAGGCCGTCGTATGTCCCGAAGGAGGCATCTCCCATATCGCCGCCGCCCTGCATCTGCCGGCGGTCGTGGTCTTCGGGGGCTTTTCAGACCCCCAATGGACGGGCTATCCCGACCACGTCAATATCACCAGCGACATCGAATGCCGCCATTGCTACAACAACAACCCGTGTGTGAACAAGGAGCCGTTCAAATGCTTTCAGAGTATCTCTGTTCAAAGTGTAGAAGAGGTTGCCAAGGCGCTGATAAAGAAAAGTGCCTGACGGCGCCGGCCCTCAACTTGGGCAGCGGTTTCATGCTCAAGAAGGACCATATCAACTTCGATATTCTCGATATTCAGGTGGATACCGTGAAGACCGATATCGTCGGCGACGTTCGCACGGCAACCTCCGTTTTCCAACCCTGCATGTTCGCTTCGATTTTCTGCGCGCACGTCATCGAGCATTTCTACGCCGTCGAAGCGCAGCATCTTCTGGCGGACTGTTTCACACTGCTCCGGCCCGGCGGACTGATGGTTCTTGAGGCGCCCGATATCGAGAAGATCATCCTGACCTACGAAGTGGGTCAGATTAACCAGGTTATCCAGGAAATCTACGGCGATCATCAATGGATGGCTAAGTACGGCGATAAGTGGATGCACAAATGGGGCTGGACGGGCAAGCGGGCCGCCGATGCCATGCAGGCGGCGGGTTTTAGGATTCGCATGATAGGCGACGGAATCTCGCATCACAAACCATTCAGAGACTTTCGGGTGGAAGGAGTTAAGCCATGAATTATCTCGTTACAGGGATTACGGGTTTTGCCGGCCCGCATTTGGCCAGGCTGTTGTTGGACGAAGGCCACGAAGTCTATGGCCTGATTCGCGGCTCGAACGGCAGAGAAACCGACCTGCTGGACGTGATGACGGAGGCCGAACTCAAACGGATTCGCTGGTTAGTGGCCGACCTGGTGGACTTTCCGAGTCTCGAACAGGTCATCAGGCAGAATGCCCTTGACGGCATTTTTCACTTGGCGGCGCAGAGCCATCCGCCGACCAGCTTTTCGCAACCCGTTATGACGTTTCAGAACAACGTCATGGGTTCGGTGAATCTCATCGAGGCCGTCGCGCAGCATCAGCCGCATTGCAAGCTGCATTTCTGCTCGTCGTCGGAGGTCTATGGGAACCAACAGGACTGCGAATGGACCGAGGACGCCCCAATCAAGCCCGCCAATCCCTATGGGGCCACCAAAGCGGCCATCGACATCTTCATGCAGGAACGGCTCAGAAACCAATATATTCGAGGATTTATCACCAGGGCGCACTGCCATACGGGGCCGCGAAGGGGCTACCGATTCAGCATCTCCTCGGATGCCTACCAGATTGCTAAGATGATCCTCGATCTGCAGGAGCCGGTCCTGTTGATAGGCAATCTCGATACCACCCGCCAGGTCATGGACGTTCGGGACTGCGTTCGGGCCTATTACAGACTGATGCAGGCGGACCTCAAACACCACGTCTATAACGTCTCGACCGACCATAGTTACGCGATGCGGTTCTTCACCGAGACCCTGATAAAACTGTCGGGCCTCAAGGACGTGGTCCAGAAGATTCACCCTCCTTTCTGGCGGCCCATTGACATTCAGGCTCAGCATTCGAGGACGGAGCGTTTGCGGTCGGAGATCGACTGGAAGCCGGAAATTCCCATCGAGCAGACGTTAGGGGATTTGCTGGCGTACTGGGTGGTGAAGTTGCGAAAGAGCAAATGAACGTCGAATTTGAGATAACCCTGCGCTGTAACGCGGCTTGCGACTCCTGCTCGCGGCACTGTCACTATGGGATGTATGATGAAGCATCGGACGTGACGATGGGCCAGGTCTCGCGGTTCATCGAGGAAGTCAAAGGTCATCCCGATATCGACATGATTCACGTCATGGGCGGCGAGCCTACGCTGCATCCCGAATTCAATACGATTGTCTCGATGCTCAAATGCACCTTGCTCGATACCGGCAAGATCAAAAGACTCCAGATCGTCAGCAACGGTTTGATCCCTATTGACCCGGCGCTCGGTGTCGGCGTGTGCCTATCCCCGCCTGAGAAGTCTGCGAGGCATCGCTGCATGTTCGTAGCGCCGTGCGATACCGGCCAGGAATTGAAGGACTGCCCCGTCCCCCAGGATTGCGGCATCAGCTTCGGGGCCTACGGCTATTGGCCGTGCGGGGCCGGAGGCGCTATCTGCCGGCTGTTCGGCTTTTCGATGTACCATCGCATGACCATCCCCAAAGACGAGAGAGACTTTCCTTACGAGATGGCGATGTGCGCTTACTGCCAGGCGAAAGCCAAGATGTATCTGATGTGCAAGGACTTCGGCGAAATCAAGAGCATCAGCTTCCGCAAGGCGTTTCGGGAGTTCAATGCGAAGAAACTCAGGAGATATTGAGAATGAAGATCGAAGTACGATTGATACCCGACTTCGCGCGGGACTCAGAAAAAGAGATTGAGCACGAAATCGGCGTGTTGAATGATATTCTCGGTCATGATGCCGCACATTGCAGAGAAAAGACTGACGGAATCAGTGGGCCTCTCGTGAGGAACTATGCTTTGTGGACCGGCGATTTCTGGGAACTCTACAAGCGAATCAAGGACCGCATCTACCGGCGACTGGAGGCACAGAAGTGAAAGTCATCGACAAGCTGAAAAAAGTATGCGTTTCAGAACCATCCATTAACCGGCCCCGAACCAGGCGAGGGACCCGAAGCATATGGGGAAAGATGTCGGCAATGGGCAAGGGAACAATGTATGATTTTCAGTGGATACCATAAAGATGATGAACATTGCCGGTAAGCAGAAGATGTTGCCGCAAGCGCCGATGCAGACAGTGGGGGCGACATGATAGCGCAGGAAGTGATAGAACGGTGTCGCTCAGCGAAGCGTCTTATCCCCGTGGTCATTGAGGGTCAAGAGTATTATTTGGCGATCGCGCATCCTCGAATGTATTACTTGCTCAAGGTGGCGGCGGCCAAAGAGAAATACAGACACGAGCGATGGGTGGAGCGATACAATCGTTGGCGGCGAAGCCACGGGGAGGGCGCAAACCCCAATGAGTGATACTTGTGTAGTAATTTGTCTATCTCTGTGGCTGATCGTTGGCTTTGTGAGTTATGTATATGGAATGATCAAGTTTGATTGTGAATTTTATGGATTTGTCCATTTTGTTTTTTGGATTCTTCTGGGACCAATCGGATTGTTTATAAATATGAAAAATTGGAAAAATGAATGATCGAAGACGACATCCATTATTTGATGATCAAGATGGCACGTGGACATATTTCGGAAAACAATATACCAGTTTAGAACTTGATAAAAAATTACATCTATCAAAGCGATTGACAATCATTTCACATATTAAGGAGCGTCTTCAAAAGATAGAGAAGATGAAGCCATCCAATGAGTGATACCTGTGTCGTCAACTATTCCTCCGGCTGGTTCGTCAGGGGCCAGCAGCGATTGAAACAAGCCTGCCTCGACGTGGGCTACAAGGGGGATTTCCTGCTGTTCAACGACGAGAACCCCTTGAAGTGCCCGCCGCACAGCCAAGTGCCCTACGGCTTCAAGCCCTACGCGATGAAAGAGGCGCAGAAGCGAGGTTATCGGTTCATCTTATGGTGCGATTCGAGCGTGTACCCGGAAAGGCCCCTGGACGCCGTGTGGGCTCTGCTGCGCGAGCAAGGCTATATGTTCTTACAGTGCGGTCACAACTGCGGAACGTGGTGCACCGACGTGGCGTTGCAAGTCCTTGGTATCGACAGGGAACTGGCTTTTACGTTACCACAACTCGTCGGCGGCTGTCAGGCCCTCGATCTTCAGAATGAGTTGGCGAGGAAGTATCTCGACCGATGGTTTGAATTGGCCAACGACGGTCTGAGCTTTCATGGTGACTGGACCAACGAACACGGGCAGGTCTCGAAAGCCCCCCGCGTCAAAGGACATCGCCACGACCAAGTTATCGGAAGCCTGATTGCCTATCAGTTGGGCATGACGGACTTCAAAGGAAACTGGCTTATCTACGACGAGCGGGGCACAGTGCCGCGACGGCCGGAAATGATATTCGTGGTCAGGAGTGCATGATATGCGCGGTCTCTTATTGGAAGTTAGCGTTCTTAATCCAGACGAATATGATCTTGAAACATTCTGCAAGGAATTGGTCGAATGCGCAACACGCCTCACTATCAATGTTGAGGCCCCATTTCGGGGAACGACCATTCTTGCAACGCCTACAAGCACCTCAGAAGAGTTGGTAGCCAATTTCCGTAGGCGATTGGAGAAACACCGGGAAGAACAGAAGAATCTCGGCATTTTCAGTATGGATGAACAAGTGAAATACAAAGGGATGTAGTGTTATGAGCGTTGCCCGCAAATTCCGCCGTCAGCATTTGTCTTCCACGCCTATCGGCAAGGAGCCGCCGGTCCTGATTGTCAGGCCGCATAAACAGGAGGGCTTTACCTGCGAGGCCACGAGCCAGTTCCTGTCCAAAGCCTTCAAGCGGGGCATCGCCGACTACAAGTGCATGGAAGCCCGGACGCCTGACGTCGCCCGGAATCTCGCCATCCTGGAGTTTCTCAGTAATCCCATACACGCCAAAAAGACGCACCTGTTCTTCCTGGATGACGATTCGACGCCCTGGAATGATTTTGTTATCGAAAGGCTCCTGAGCCTGGATAAGCCCGTCATTGCCGGCGTGACGCCTATCTTCAGGAAGAAAGACGCCATCGACTTCAAAAAGATTCGGATGCTGATGCTCGGCGTTGTTCAAAATGAACCTGCCCAGATGGATTTGTATTGGTCGCCTATCCTGATGAAAGCCGGCCATTTGGAGCATATCGGTATCGACGAACTGCCCAAGACGCCGTTTGTGGCCCATCGCACGGGAGGTACGTGCCTGCTGATTCGCCGTGACGTTCTGGAAAAGCTCAAGCCGCCGTATCAGAAATTCGAGTTCGACGAGCAGCAGATCAAGCTCCTGCGGTCAGAGGACATCTACTTCGCCGATCAGATACGGGAGGCTGGATTCCCTATCTGGATCGACCCCGAGAGCATTTGTCATCACTTTCACGTCCTGGATATTTTGGACATGTTCGCCATAGCGATTCAGGCCAAAGAGATGGGCAAAACAGGGGAAAAAAGATAATGGCTGATAGGAATTTTCAATCTTCAGGAAGCCCCAAACCAGAGACGCGAGAAAGTGTGATTCATCGTATCGGTCAAGAACTTGCTGCCAAAATGCCGAACTTATACGGCAGTATAAGATTCAATTTGCAGGGCGGTCACTATGCGAACGCCAACATTGAAGAAAGCGTGAAACCTGATGGAGTATCCGGCAATGGCAAAGCCGACAAAAGAACAGGCTGACCAAGAATGGAAATGGAAAGTCGAATCCGCCGCGAATACCTTCAGATAATGGGGAACTGATAAGGGGCTTTGCCTCTGCCAATACAACTGAATAACGTGTAACGAGACGATCTGAAAAACAGAAGCTCGTATTTCGCCTGACGGCGAGATGCGGGCTTTTTTTATTGCGCTTACGCAACCTGCGGCGGTCAACGGCAGGGCGTTACGGCAACGCAACATTGTGCCGGGTCGTTCACGACGCTGCGCGGTACAGCAGCCCGCAACGGCGACGGATTCGCCGGGTAACAGACGGCCAGATGTAACCCAGGCCGGGAAAAAGAAAGGGTAGCTCTATGACAACTGAAAATGAAGGTTTCGACGTGGAAAAGTTTGCTCAGGACGGACTGGATCAGGCCGGGATAAAGCCGGAAGAGACGACGGCAGACGATCAAGTGCAGCAGCAGCCCGCAGGCGTTGTGTCTAAAACCAACCAGGAACCGGCAGGGCCGGAACCCGATGGGGCCACGCCTCAAGAGGATGAACCTAAAGAGACACCAACCGATGCGGTCCAGGCAGCATTGAAGGTTACCGAAGAGCCTCCGAAAGCCGACGAACCCGAACCTGAAGTCGAATCGACGATTGCCGAGCTCCTGCCGAAAGCCGAGGAGCCTGAAGCCAAGCCCGGACCCAAAGTGCCGCTTGATGATCATATCAAGCTGCGCCAGCGGGCCCAGCAGGCCGAGCGCGAACGCGACGAGGCCCTGCAAAGGCTGGCGGCCACGACCCAGCAACAGACCCAAGAGGTCGAGCCGCTGGAGAAGTGGACGACTGAGAATCCTGAAGATGCTCAGATAAGTCCTCCGCCGGCGTCAGTCATGCTGGCACAGAGGAAATTCGAGCAGGCTCAAGGGCGAACCAGGGCCGAGGCGCAGCGCAGGGCCGATGAGGCCGAAGCGGGCCGCCGGCAGGCAATGGCAGGCATTCAAGCCAAAGCCTCGAAAGCTCAGGAGTCGGAAAAGTCCTTTCGGGCTTCTCACCCGGACTATACCAAGGTAACTAAGGCGGCCCTCAAAGCCAATTTGCTCAGCAAAGAGGAAAGAGACGCCGTCCTGGACGCCGAGAATCCCGGTCAGGAGCTTTACGACCTGGCAAAGGCCAAATTGACCGCCATCCAGGAAGGGCTGGGCATTACTACTCCCACAGCGGAACCGCAACCAAAACCAGCGGGCAACCAGACGCCGGCTACAGGGGCTCCCGGAGAAGAACCGGAATTGAGTGATGACGACATCTTCGACGAGGTCTTCAAAGACAAACCCCGATAGTCCGTGTTCTGAGTGCTTGCTGGGGGAGTAACGAAAACAATGGCAAGTACAACCTTTCAGCGAGGCTCGACACATACGAACCTCGTTCCTCAGAAGTGGTCCGCACAGGACTACAAATTCGCATTTGAGGCCAATCCTCTGGCCCAGTACATCGGGCCTGGGGACGGCATGGTCGTTCAAGTCAATAAGGATTTCACCAAGGAAAAAGGCGACAGGCTCACCTTCGGACTCCGCGCCTTGCTGTCCGGCGACGGTCAAACCGACGACGGAACTTACGCCAACAACTCCGAAGGCATGACGTTCTACGATATGAGCGTCGATCTCCATGAGCGAGGCCATTCCGTGGCGCTCTCGGGCAATATGACCGAGCAGGCGGCCTGGAAGAACCTGCGGCCCCAGGGGATGCAGGCACTGCGAGAGTGGGACGGTATGGTACAGTGCGCCGACATTATCGCGGCCCTGTCCGGCCTGACCACCAAGAAGCACATCGCAGGCCGGATCACCGGTGCCAATGCCGTCAACGCGGCTGCGGCGCAGATCGGAACCGTCAACCAGGTCAGTCTGACCAAAGGTGCGACGGCGACGCGATGGTTCGGCGGGGGCCAGAACTCCAGCGGAACCATTGCCAGGGTCGCTACCGACTCGGCGATCAACTCGACCTCCAATCACTTGTTCGGCACGGACGTTATCGAGTACCTCTGCCGAATGGCGAAAAAGACGGTCGATGGCTCCGGCAACGCGGTCAATCCCATCCGGCCCATCATGGTCAATGGCGAGCCGTGGTATCTGATGCTCATCGACCTGCTGCAAAAGAAGCAGCTTCAGGCAGATACCAAGTGGAAGAACGCTCTACAGAACGCCCTTCCGCGAGGGACCAAAGACCACTGGCTGTTCAACGGCGCCGACGGTCTCTGGAACCAGGTGGTCATCAAGAGCACCGACTGGCTGCATCGCCGGACGGGTGCGGGCGGCATTCTCGCTACGGAGTATTTCGACACCACCGGCGACGCCTGCGCCTCCGGCTTCACCGTGGCGCGTGGCTTGTTCCTCGGCGCTCAGGCGGCCTGCCTGGCGTGGGGAAAGGCCCCGACCTGGAAGACGGGTTACAGCGACCCGCCTCACGACACCAAGTACACGGTCCATACGGATAAAATTTTTGGTGTCAAGAAATCCGTGTTCAATTCCGTGGAACTCGGCTGCATCGTCTGTGATACAGCGGTGATCGGGGATTGATAAGTCCTTACTGTATAAGGACTTACAAAAGATTATGGGCAATCCTATCACAAATAGGACACAGTGGAATGACATCCAGATAATGTTCTGGTTCATAACCTTTATAATGATGCCAGAATTTGGCTTGTTTTCCACATTGCGTGCATTTATGGAGAGAGGCGGACTCCATGTCGCCTCTCTCTATTGCATGAGAAACTGCAAGTCGTGCCTGAAATTTATCAGGATACTTCTGCCGGCGTTTTTTGTCGGAGCGTTTTCTGTAAGTCTTACCTTTCTCGCTTTGTATATAACGACGAAATCCTTTTCTGTGAGCAATCTTACCTCTTGGTGTATCCAGATAACGTCGCATCCTTATTTTGCGTTGAGGATTATTAAGGTCTCTCAGATAACTCACTTTTCCTTTCTCGCTTTGCTTGTAACGATGACTTGCTTCATTATGGCATTTTTTACATTGATTGTGCCGACCATCGTTACTCTTTTTGTTCCGTGGAAATTCCTCAAGCGGCTTAAATTTCTTGCAGTGCGAGCATTGTTTTGTTTGAATGGCCTCAGACATGATCGTTTCTCCAATAAACGGTTGTGTTTAGAGCCATCTTTGCCGTTTACGCGGCGGATGGCTCGTTTTATTTCGGGCAAGTCTAACAGAAGGCGCTTCGCACGTCAAGTCAAAGATTTCGTTCTCTCGGGGCTTTGTGCCGTCGAGGGACGCTACCTTAGTAACCGGCAGGGGTGGATAGGCTCGCCCCTGCCCATCTTTTCAGGTGGCTTATGAGCATAACAGTCAGTGGCGTTCGCACACGGGTACGCCAGATTACACGGCGAGACAACACGACGGAACTGTCGAACGATGATCTCGATGTATTGATCCTCGAAGCCTGCCGCGAGATTTCCAAGCGAACCTTCTGCCTGAAGAGCAGTACGACGGGAACCCTGGCGGGTGACGGTACGACGATCAGCAAACCGTCTGACATGGTGGATTCGGAGTCGGCGATAGATGCGTTCTATCTCGATTCCAACCTCGAAGACCCGATTAGCTTTGACGAATGGCGGGCTGGCTATGTGGCCGGCTACGCCTACAGGGACCAGACTATCCACGTCAATCCGTCCTCAAGCAATACCCGATCCTATACGCTTTATTATCGCGCCATGCACGCGGCACTCAGTACGAATCTCGAATTCGAGGACGATCTCAAGATGGCCGTTGTGTGGCTCACTTCGAAGAGGGTCTATGAAAATTATGAACTCAACGAGCAGGCGGTGAAGGCGGAGCGCGAGTACGAGCGAGAGCTGCTCGTGAACGCACCGGTCGAACCGACTATTTCCCGGATGAGAAAAACCCGCGAATGAGGATATAACACATGAGTAAAACCGACCCTATCGACCCCGCAGTTCCTGCGGGCTCGGAAGACCCGAAGTTAGGCGATAACAGAATCCGTGAGTTGGCGGCCGCCGTCGCGGAAATCCTGGCCGTCGATCATTACATTGGCACCAATGGCGGAGCCGGGACGGGATACAACGAGGACGCGGCAGGCGAGCACGCTAAGGTGACGATCCGCAACGGTTCGGCCCCGACGGCAGCGGCGGGCAAAGGATTTCTGTACGTCGTCTCAGGGGAATTGTACTACAAGGACCCCAGCGGCAACGTCATTCAACTGACCAGCGGCGGCATTCTCAACAGCCTCAATCTGACCGGCAACCAGACGGCGGCGGGCGTCAAGACGTTCTCGTCTCAGGCGGCTTTTGCGGCCGGCCTGACGGCGGCGGCGGCGATTATCAGCACACTAGTTACGGGTACGGCGCCTTTCACGGTGGCCTCGACGACGAAAGTGGCAAACCTCAATGCCGACCAGGTGGACGGCTTCCACGTGACGGCCCCCGACGGCACGCAAAGTTATACTATCGCCGGTGGTTTGATTCTCAAACAGGGCCAAGCCGCTTTTTCCGGCTCAGACCTTACGGTCACTTTTGGGGAGGCGTTTCCGACGGAATGTATCCGCGTGATTGCCTGTTTGAACGACACCGCATGGTCCACAAATTACGCGCCGAAGATCATCTCGAAGAGTGCAAGTAATTTCGTCGTCAGCATGGGTAATGCAACGAGTTTGAACATCGACTGGATTGCGATTGGTAGATGAAGCGATTTGCCATATACTCGCCGACTCTCGGCCTGCGTGAGGATTATCCGGGAATCCTCTTGCAGAAGGCCCTCTTGCCCGACGCGAACTACGTACAGGTCCGTTGGGGTGAAATCTGGAAGGCCAAGATGCGGACTTCGGAACTGCTCAGGACGATTCACGCCGTGGCCTCCGTCGATACCTCGGCCAATACGGTGACTATCAGCGGCAACGTGGTTTCGATGTACCCCAACGGGGCCGGGATTACCCTCTACGATACCGACAACGACTACGAGACCAGCTTTACGCTTTCTACGACGGCGGCCTATAGCTCAACCTCAACGATTCTTACCGTGACCGGCGACATCACCAGTACGACGCCGGCGGACTTCGTATTCCGCAATGACGACGTGGCCTCCAGTGATCCCGCGAGCGTCGATTTCCGCAAGGTCGGCTTCCCGGACGGCAATCCTGTTCTGGACTACCAGACGTTGACGCTCTCGGACGGCACGGAGCGGTTGTGCGGCTTTACGAAGGACCATATTTACTACTGGAATACCACTCTAACCGAATGGACTTTGCTCCATACCTGCGCCTCATCCTGCACGTTCTGGTCCACGGCCAAGTACGGCGACAATCTCTGCGCGACGAACAACGTCGATAGGCCCGTCTATTGGGACGGCAATACGGCCAATACCTTTGAGAACATCGATACGCAGTACACCTCCGCGAGCGCCGATTACGTCGCCAAGGCCAAGTTCATTGCCAGCTATCATAACTACCTCTTTTTGGGCAACGTGGAGTTATCGAACGGCAGTCGGTATCAGAGCCACGTCTATTATTCCACTATCGGCGAGGGCCTGACGGCGGGCGGCTGGCAGCAACTTGCCACCAAAGACGCCGGCTCAGCCTACGTAGCCGGGGACGGCGAGATCACCGGCGGCTTCGGCCACTGGCAGGGCTATCTGTGCATCTTCAAGAGGCGATCTATACGCAAATGGTGGTTCGTCGGCCTATCCATTCCCTTCGAGCAATCGGAGCTCTCGCCGGACATCGGCTGCATTGCGCCGGGTTCCGTCGGCAACGACTGGGAAGGCGACCTGTACTTCTACGGCACGGACAAGAGCTTTCACGGCATGGCGGCAGGCAACGTCAGCCAGGCCATCGACAAGACGGCAAGAGACATCAATCCCTCCCTGCTCGAAGGCATAAGATTCCTCGCCGTCGATGAATACCGGGAGCTTCGATGGTCCGTACCCTACGGCAACTCGGCGACGGCCAATAACAAGATCGTCGTCTATGTGCCGGGCGAACGACGGTGGGACTGTGATATGGATGTCGCGGTGACGGCCTTCGGAACCTATACGCAGCAATCGAACTGGACGTGGGACACCCTGCCGTTCTCGTCCTGGGACGAATGGGGGTGGGACTCCTGGGACGCCATCGAGGCGTCGTCGGACTTCCCGGTGGATATTGCCGGCGACGCCAACGGTTATACCTACGCCCTGCACGGCGGCTATCTCGATGACGGTTCAACCTACGAAAGCTCGTTCGTCCTGACGACGGACCTCGCCGACAAGCAGGCCTTGCCCTATTACAAGAGGGTGACGCAGTTGTTCGTCTATGCGAACAAAGAGGGTACGGGCACGCTGACGCTCGAAGTCAAACGCGATAACGAGGCGAACTGGAAGTCGTTGGGCTCCGTCAATCTGACCGGGACGGAAGACGTGTTGCGCCAGCGCTTGGCCGTTGACTTCACCGGCCGGCATTTCCTCATCAGGATAACGGGGACCAGTGCCTTTCGTTTTATCGGCGTCGAGATAGAGTTTAACGTGGAGGGACATCGCTGATGCACGCTCCGGTTTCCATCCAGGTTCAGCCCGCGATTGTCCTGCCGGGAGATTCCGACCAGGTCCGCGACTTGAAGAACAAGCTCAACGAGGTCATTCGCAAGTTTGACGAGGTCTATCGGCTACTGCGGGCGGATGTGATGATTATGGATTTCCGCCAGTTGCCACCGCACGCGGGTATTGACCACGCCTCCTGGAAACTTTACGAGAACCCTTCGACCGGCGATCTGGAACTCTGGCATCGCACCGATAGCACTTGGGCGAAAAGTTACTGGGACATTCTTGGCGACAAAACTCGTCGGCCTACGGTATGAAGTATGCTTTCTATATTCTGTTGATGGTGTTGGCGGTTGCCGGCGGGGTGGCAATGGGAAGCTACGCTCCGCGCACGCACGTTGACTACGCTCCCTTTGACCAACGCCTCCCGCGTCAATTAGTGATGGTGGGAGATGAGGGCAAGATCGTACTCTACAACCAGGCCGGGGACGGCAACTGGTACTGGTGGTCGGTTCGCGCCTCGAACGACATGGTGACGGACGTCAATTACATTTGGCCAAGCGTCGTCGGCGATGTCAATTCGGCCTTGTCGATTTACTCTATCGCTGGGAATGAGGTAACGCTTCGCTGGGGTGGATTCAGTGACGCCAACGGATTGTTGCCCAGTAAGACGCCGTGGAACGTGATGTTCGTCGGCGCCGACGGCTATCCTTTGACCGAAGACCCAAACAACTTCACGTACTATCAGCCCGAGACGGCCTTTGGCTTGGGACTCGACAATATCGCCGAAAGCACATACGCCAACAACTACATCCAGGTCTATTCCCTTCTGGACTTCGAGCCGAACCTGTTCAACGTCACGATAGGCCGGGGCAGCGACGATACGGCCACCGGGCCGAACAACGTCACGATAGGGCATGGCGCTGGCGACGCCCTTGATGAGGGCTACGAGAATACCCTGGGGGGCAACTACGCGGGCCGCTATCTGATAGACTCGAACGACAACACCGGTTGGGGCTATGCGGTCTTGGGTGGGGAATCCAGCACGCCGGGCACGGCCTACACGCAGTACGTCGTTGGGATATATCCGAATCCAGCCAGCAACAAAATCGCGGCAATGGTTACGACGAACAACACCATCGTGACAAGCTGGGGAACGAACGGCTATTTCACTTACTATAGCGCCGAAGGAAGCGACGGACCCGAATACACCAGAGTGATACACCAACTCTCAGATGGGAGGATTTTGCTTGGTACGGATGGATTTAGGATTGACGCTCCAAACGGCGACCCCAATTGCTATATAGCAACATTGATAATGATAAATGCCGATGGGACTCTTGACACGACTTGGGGGCACAATGGCTTTTTTGGGCAACTCCAAGGCGTGGCATGGTACAGCAATCCGAATGCGATTCTTGAAGATAATGATGGGAATTTTCATATCTTCGGTCAAGTCGCAGCATTCGGCGGCGGTTATTACAAACTCTCGTCCGCAGGTGTATTCATATCGGGCTTGAAAGATACAAATTACTCAGTTCTTTATGCCTTCAATGGTGCCTGCTGGGCCGATGATGCAAAAACAAGGATCATCGCAGTTGGCACGCCAAACCAGATTTTCAACGGTGTGGGTTATACGTCCTGTAATGTTTCAGCTATCGATCCGGCTACAGGAACAAGAGACGACACCTGGACGGGCAATGTCAGTATCACTGGTACGGCGAAATACGGGGCGGAGGCTCCGACCTTACTGTCTTTGTACTCGATAAACCGGATGAGCGATGACGGATTTGTGACCTATGAAAACGCTGGAAGCCCATCGTATCTGCACAAATTCATTGCCGATGGCAGTGCTTATGACACAGACTGGGGTACTGCTGGTAAGCTCCAGATGGGCATCTATAACATAAACATGCGCAGCAATTGTGTCATTCAGGATAGCGACACGATTTACATGTACACGCTCAACGATGCAAGCAAGGTCAGAATCAACAATGTCAATGGTGCTACAGGCGTTGTCACATCCTATTTCGATACGACGGTAAGTGCGGGCAGTTATGTGAGCATGGCCAAGATCAACGATTCTCTGTTTTTGGGACGCACGAACACACCGGCGCTGCAAGTTGAGGAATGGACGACCGCTCCGGCATACGTCACCGGCATAGACGTTGGAGCATCTTCTGTCTGGTGGATTATGCCGGATTCAAGCACTCAGCTTCCCGGCGACGACTTCCACAACGCCGCCGCGTTCGGGGCCTATGCTTTGGGCAATCTCAAGACGGGCGGGGATAGTTCGCTGGGCCTGGGAACTTACGCGGGGCGGCACAACGAGACCGACCCCAACCGTTTCTTTTTGGACAATCTCGACCGCACGGACCTCAGTGGCGAGCAGACCAAAGGCATGATGTACGGCTACTTCGCCGACGATCCAAACGACCAGTGGCTCACGCTGAACGTCGGGGAGCTGAACCTGCCGATAGGCCGGTTCGACGTGAACGATGTCAACGTGGCGGGGACGCTGACCTTGCAGGGGCAGACGGCTTCGCGGCTCTTAGCAACGGACGGCTCGAAGAACGTCGTCTCGACGGACCTGGTGAGCTGGGTAGCGGCCACGGCGGATGAGACGACGGTAGCCGACGATGGGGACGGCACGATAACGATAGGGATTGCCGACCCTTTGATTGTGGGCAAGGGCGGAACGGGCGCAGCAACATTGACGGATCACAGCCTCTTAGTGGGCTCAGGGACGGATGCCATCACGCCTTTGGGCGCAGCGACGAACGGGCAGATACCCATAGGCTCGACGGGGGCCGACCCGGTTCTGGCGACTCTGACGGGCACGGCGAATCAGGTCAACGTGACAAACGAGGCGGGAACGGTAACGCTTTCGGCGCCGCAGGATATCGACCCCAATTCTTCGCCGAGTTTCGTGAATCTCCTATTGACCGGCTATGTCGAGTTGACGGAACTTTCGGCGGACCCTACCAAGCCGTCCGAAGGCCAAATGATTATCTGGCTTTCGGATGGCACAGGATTCGGGGACGATGGCGATGTTTGCATAGCAACTACGGCCTTCGGTGTGACAAGAAGAGCGATTTTATTTGATGCGAGCATGGGAGATGTATGGCCCTGAATAGCAATAATAGTGTGAGTGTTTTAATTGCGGCGCGCAACGAACCCTATCTCGGCCAGACCATTGCCGACGTGCTGGCCAAGGCGCGTGGGGATATTGAAGTCATCGTCGTGCTGGACGCCTACTGGCCGGAGCATCTTCCTCCTGAATACAGCGACCATGAGCGGGTCACGATCATCCATCCCGGCCGCAACATCGGCCAGCGGCCCGCCGTCAACGAGGCCGCCCGCATCGCCAAGGGCAAGTATATCTTCAAGCTCGATGCGCACTGCATGGTCGATGAAGGCTTCGACGTGAAGCTGGCCGCCGACTGCGAGTACGACTGGACGGTGATTCCCCGAATGTACCAGTTGGATGCCGAGCACTGGAAGCCGAAGCTGGGCAAGAAAACGGACTTCATGTTCTTCCGTGCGCCGGACGCCGACGAGCATCCCTTTCGCATCGACTACTACGATGGACGGATTGCACACAAGTTCTGCGAAGAGTACCGGGCCTACAAGAACGCCACATGGCGGCAGGGGGATATTTGCGACACCATGACCTGCATCGGGGCGGGATGGTTCATGCACCGGGACCGCTTCTGGGAGCTGGGCGGCATGGACGAAGAGCACGGCCATTGGGGACAGATGGGCGTGGAGCTCTCCTGTAAGACGTGGCTATCCGGGGGGCGAATGGTCGTCAACAAAAAGACGTGGTTCGCGCACCTGTGGAGGGGGCACGCGCCGTGGAAACTGACGCAGAAGCAGGTGGATAAGGCCAGGGAATACTCGAAAGACCTCTGGCTCAGCGGCAAGTGGCCGTTGCAGAAGAGGCCGCTGTCATGGCTCATCGAGAAATTTGCACCCGTCCCGACGTGGGCAGACTATCAGTTCAATGAACCCAAAACGAAAGGAGAACCCATTAACCCTCAAAACACAGGTGATTTGACCCTGCTCTACTACACAGCGAACCGGATTGATGAAACATTCAGAGATAAGGTGATTGCGCAGTTGCAGTATGCCTCTCCGAATACACTAGTCATCACTGTCTCACAGAAACCGATGGGCAGTGATGACGATATAGGTTACAACATCTGCGTCGGTGAAATAGGGGCATCCCTCCAGAACATCTACAAGCAGGTTCTTGCAGGACTGCGGGAAGTCAAGACCGAGTATGTCGCCCTGGTCGAGGATGATTGCCTCTATGTGCCGGAGCACTTCACATTCCGGCCTACGCATATCGCCTACAATCTCAATCGCTGGCTGCTGCACGCTGATAGCGAGCACGTCTTTTCCTACCGAAGGCGTCCGATTCTCTCGCAGTGCATCGCTCCGACGAAACTCTTGTTGGAATGTCTGCAACAGCGCGAGGGCAAGGATATCCCCAAGAAGTATTCCGGCGAGCCGGGCCTGTTCGAGGGCAAGCTGGGATTGAAGGAATATCCCTATGAGACGTTCGAGACCAAAGAGCCGAACGTCGTTGTCTGCCATAACAAGAACACGTCGGGCCGCAAGTATCTGGGCAAGGACGCCGAGCCGCGAAGCGAGTTGCCGCCCTGGGGACGCGCTTGGGATTTGCTTATGGCGCTCGGACTTATTGAAGGGCGGGATAATTCTTCAACACCAAGCATTTCGTCGGGAACTATGGAAGACGAAACGAATGAGGAATCACACGACAAAGAAGATGAGGAGCAAAACATGGCCAAGTTCGGCAGGGGCTCGTGGAAGCGCTGGCAGCACTCGTATATCGGCAGCATCATCTTCGGTATGGACGAGATCATGGGACAGCTCATGAACTTCGCCGACCGCAGACGACCGGGCAGGGCGGAGCGAAGGATGAAAACGCTGCCGCCGTTCGTAGAAAGAATCGCCAACCAAGAACTGAGTTCTCCCTTTGAAGAACAGCAACTCCGTGATGATCCGTGGTTCGCTTACCTGTGTGAGCTCTACCCAACGTGGCGGAAATCCAAACGAGAGGCCAGAGTGCTTCAAATCATGCGGGAAACTGTCAAACTCTTTCACGACATCAAGGAAAATGGCCTCAAGTCGCCCCTCGATATGTGGCGTGAGGGTAAGGACAGGCTCATTCTGCATCGCGGCTGGCGCAGACTTATCATCATGCACGAACTTCACAAGCGGGGTCTTCGGGACTTCTCCCGCGTGCCTGTGCGGGTGTTCAAGAGCAAAGCAATCTTCCAGAAGTACGCACCATCGCCGAAGTGGGCCGAGGGGCCTGTCGATGACAATTCCATTCACGGCCTCGCTATGAAGCAGTTCTGCGAGAGGGGCATCTATGCCACGGATAAATACTGGGTACACGGTTATATTCGGCAGTACGACCGGCACTTTGCGCACCTGCGAGACAAGCCGGTGAAGCTTCTGGAGATCGGCGTCTTTCGCGGGGCGTCGCTGCTTCTGTGGAAAGAGGCATTTCCAAAAGGTCAGATTTTCGGCCTCGATAAGAATACGGCGATCTGGCAGAAGTTCCTCAAGGGCCAGCAGCGAATTCACGTCTTTGTCGGCAAGCAGGAAGATGAGTCATTCCTGAAGGCTCAAGTCATTCCCGCTGGGCCTTACGACATTATCGTGGATGATGGAGGGCACACGCCGGAAGAGCAGTTGGCGAGCTTCAATCAGTTGTGGCCTCATCTTGCGCCGGGTGGTATTTACGTCATCGAGGACATGCACGGCAACTACTGGGAGAAGCGAGCCAAAAACGGCCCGCTGATGGCGGAGCGTATCAAGGCCATGATTGACGAAACTGTGGGGACAAATGACTGCCTCGATTATCAGTCTTTGGCAGTCTATTACAACATCGCGTTCATCGAGAAGAACCGCTAAATGGCGACGACAGGGGCAAAATATCCGACTTTAGGCACGACGACGGCAGAGTTGCCCTACGATGATTTCGCCTGGCAGACGCCGACGAATATCTACGGGGATGAGGGCAACAACGCCTACGTCGATGATAATGCCTTCGATAGCGGAAGCTACACCCAAGTCCTCAAGGCATCCGGTTTCGATTTCTCGGCCATTCCCGATGGGGCGGAGATTCTCGGCGTTACCGTCAAGATCGAGGCGCACTATACCGTGGGCGCTGCGAAGCTTTCACTGGCCCAGCTTCTCGACGTGAACGGCGCGAAGGTCGGCACGAATCTCTGCGCAACGCCGGTGGCCCTGACGGTGACAACCCCGACCGTCATCACCAGAGGAGCGGCGGATTCGCTCTGGGGCAACTCTCTGACGGCGGCCTGGGTCAAAGACCCCGACTTCGGCGTGGCCCTGGGCATCGACGCGACCGGCAACAACTCCAACGTCTATATCGACTACGTGACGATGGAAGTGACTTACGTGGGAGTTTCGCCTTCGGTTAGCCCGTCTATCAGTCCTTCTGGTTCGCCGTCCGTAAGTCCTTCTGGCAGCCCTTCGGTCTCGCCGTCTGTCAGCCCGTCAATATCTCCGTCAGTTAGTCCGTCCGCGTCGCCATCCATGAGCGCGACACCTTCGGTCTCACCATCCATAAGTCCTTCGGCCTCGCCCTCACCGTCGGTCAGCCCGGCTCCCGGCCAGAACTGGTTCATGGATGACTCAAGTTGTATAGCCGTTTGGAACCTCGAATCCGGGGCATTGACCGTCGATTCCAAAGGCACGAACACGCTGACAAATTATGGTGTCACTTCTGATATTTCAGATTACAAGCAAGGTGCTGGAAGCGGTGTTTTTGAGGCAGTCAACGGCGATCACTTTTATATTTCTGATACTGATTTGGATTCCGGATTTCCCGGCAAAGATGGTGAAACGAATCGAAATTTTACATTCTGTTTTTGGTTCAAGCCTGCATCGGCTAATATTTCTCGGTATGTGTTTTTAAAGCAGGGTGCATTAGAGACAGACAAGTCGTATGGTTTGTATTATTCGACCTTTAAGCAACTGTCTCTCATGTCCTCTATGGATGGAGATGCTTGGCAATTTTTAAGCGCCTCATCCACGTACACAATAGAGCCTGGCACTTGGTATCATTGTGCATTGTGGGCAAATGTTGCGACAGGTGCTTGGGGTATCCGAATACACAATAGTACAGAACTTGTCACGTCACAGGATAAAACGGGCGTTGGCTCATATTGGATTGGACCAAGTGAGTTTTATCTTGCGTGGGTAGCTTCACCAATAGGTATAGATGGCAAGCTCGATGAAGTCGTCGTTTTCAATCGCGTGCTGAGCATCGATGAGATTGACGATATTTGGATGGGTGAATTCGGCAAGGTGACGCCCTCCATCAGCCCCTCCGTTACGCCCTCCGTCTCACCGAGTGTTACTCCGTCTGTGTCTCCGAGCCTGAGTCCCTCGGCCAGCCCCAGCGCATCAGCAACGCCCTCGGTCAGCCCAAGCATTTCTCCGTCGGCGTCCCCGTCCGTGAGTCCGTCCGTCAGTCCATCGGCGTCGCCAAGTGCCAGCGCAACACCATCGGTCAGTCCTTCTATAAGTCCGAGCGCCTCGCCATCCGCATCGGTATCGCCCAGCGCTTCGCCGTCGATTAGCCCGTCGGCGTCCCCATCCATTTCCGCGACGCCTTCGATCAGCCCGAGTGCCAGCCCGAGTATTTCGCCTTCGGCCTCCCCCAGTCTTTCGCCTTCTATAAGCCCTTCGCTGTCGCCCAGCATCAGCCCAAGCGCTTCGCCCTCAATTTCCCCAAGCGCAAGCCCTTCGGCCAGTGCTACGCCGAGCGTCTCACCTTCGGTAAGCCCGTCGGCGTCACCCAGCGCCAGTGCTACACCGTCTGTATCTCCGAGTGTAAGTCCCTCGCTCAGTCCCAGTGCGAGTCCGAGCATTTCACCGAGTATCAGTCCTTCAGTGAGTCCTTCGGCGTCGCCTTCAATCTCAGTCAGTCCAAGCGTTTCACCATCGGGAAGTCCTTCGGCAACACCGAGTACATCCCCGTCGGCGAGTCCCAGCGCGAGCGCAACTCCGTCTGTTTCACCCAGTTTATCTCCCAGTGCATCGCCGTCTGCGTCCGCTACGCCTTCGGTATCACCATCCGGCAGTCCCAGTGTTAGCCCTTCGATTTCTCCGAGTGTCTCGCCCTCTGGAAGTCCAAGCATAAGCCCATCGGTTTCACCATCCGCGTCACCCAGTGTTTCTCCGTCTATCTCGCCGAGCGCTTCGCCGTCATTTTCCGTCAGTCCTTCCATGAGTCCCAGCGGTTCGGCCAGCGTATCTCCATCTGGAACGCCGAGTGCATCACCCTCGGCTTCCGCAAGTCCGAGTCCGGGACCGGCAACGATGTTGATTGTTCATTTTATAGAACCCGTAACAACAGGTCAAGTTATTATGTTTGATGGTCAATATTGGACCAATGAAGATATTCCATAAAATTCGCAGCGAATTTTAGATAGAAAGTGAAGGTGACTTACGGGACTGTTCACGGAAGATGTCAAAACGAAGATCAGGCCGGAAGTTTTGTACGGCGCTCAGACCCTGCAGAACCTTGCCGGACAGACGCCAACGATCCCTCAGCAGGGCGTCGCCGAACTGACGCCGATGCAGCAGTTGATCCAGAGCCAGTTGCCGGCCTTACTCGGCAATATCAATCAGACGGGCCAGCAGGCGACGGACTACTACAGTGACGTGCTCGGCGGCGATTACGACCCCCGCACGAGCCCCTACTACGAAGGTCTGCGCCAGGAGTCCGAGCGTTTGAAGGGCCAGGGCGTAACAAGTCTTCGCCAGCGCGCGGAACTCGGCGGGATGCTCCAGAGCAGTAACGCCGCCGGGGTCGAAGGGCAATTCGTGAATCAGTCCAACGCGGCATTCCTGAAAGAACTCGGCGGACTCTATGAGACCGAACGCAACCGGCAGGGCCAGGCGGCTCAGGGTATTCAGCAGGCAGGCACCCAGCAGGTCCAGAACGTCGCCGCGGTCGGGGGTATCGCCGACCAGCAAAGGGTCATCGAGCAGGCCCAGCAGGACGCCCTCTACCAGCAGCTCATCATGCAGATTTTGTTCCCGTACCAGTATCAGGCCCAGCTCGCGCAGGCGTTGATGGGTATGCCGGGCGGCGTCCAAGTGACGGGCGGCGGAATGACGGACCTCTCGCAAGGCTTGATCTTGGGCGGCACAGTCGCCGGGGCCGTGCTGAATCCTTCCGGCGGGGCGGAGGCAATGACAGGCGGTGGCGGCACAGCATCGCAATTGAGCGGCTATCCGACGTGGACACCCGCTCAGGCCGATAGAACCGCTGCTGTATGGGGCGGACAAACTTAACAGGTGAATTATGAGTGTACTTGACCTACGAGAAAATCCGGCACAGCAGATGCAGGTTGTACAGGGCGTCGGCGGCGGCATCAGCGATATGCTCAACGCCTATCGCAACCGCAAAATGGAGCAGCGGGTCATCGGCGTCTTGAACGATCCCAATATGAACGCCGAGCAGAAGCGGCTGCAACTCCTGAAGGATGCGGATTTCCTGCGCTCGCCGACGGGCCAGAAGATGATGTCCGATGAACTGTCGGGTCAGGCGGCCATGCAGATGCAGGAACGGCAGGCGCGGCTGGCGAATCTCCAGGCGGGGACGCGAGCTACGCAGGCCAGGGCCAAATACTACGAACAGGGCGGGGCAAGAAAAACAGCCACCGATCCGACGATTCGCATCAGACGTTTGCAGGAGATCAAGAATCAAGCCTCAATCGACGGAGATGCGGAAATGGAGGCGTGGGCGGACGGCGAACTCAAGAAATTACTGCCTACTCAAGCGCAAGGACCCCAAGGACCCGTCGATGCCGTCACGATGGCCTCACCGAGCATCCAACCGACCGATATTCAGCCGCCACAACCGTCGGGAGGGACACAGCGAGAGCTTGAACCCTTGACGGACGAGCAGGCCCGGCGCAACGCCAGACCCATAGCGAGCAAGGAAGAATACGACGCCCTGCCGCCGGGGTCGTATTTCATCGCCTCCAATGGAGAGCTGAGGCAGAAAAATGGCTAACTGGTGGGAAGAAGGTTCGACGGCTGTAGCGGTCCCGAAAACGCAGGAGAATTTCTGGGAGAAGGATTCCACGCTTATCGCCGCTTCCGCCCGGCCGGTTGAAACGGCTATGCCTGAAATTATGGGGCCTCGCTACGAGCGCCGACCTTCAGGGACGCAGATCATCGAGGATACGGCGTTCCCGGCGATTGACCCCGAGATTCTCAAGGTAGCCGAGGGACTCAAGGCCGGGACGGTGACGCCGCCGGTGGAACCTACGCAGGCGGTCAGGCTGGGTACGCCGAAGCGGCCGTACACACCGTATATCCAAGCTGGGATCGGCGGGTATGGTGTAACGCCGCCAGATTTGGCTGTACGTCTTGGTAAGCACGTTCTCAATGCCTTCCCCGAACTAGCAAAGGGCATTCTCTCATCGCCACTGTCACCCGCCAGTTTCTCTGATGAAGACCTTCAGCCTTATATGCAGCAGGCCCTTAACGATGTCGGGAAGACCTTTAAGGGCAGTGCGGCAGAGACATTCAAGTTAGCCAAGACAAGGGCTGCTCAACTGGCGGCTGAGGAGAAGGTTCCCGCCTTCAAGATCGAAGCGGCCAAGCCGGGCGAGACTGGCAAGAAGGCCATCGACATTGCCGGCGGACTTGGCAAGTTTGTGACCCAATTGGCCGTCCTGCGCAGGGTAGCCCCCAAAGGCGCCCCGGATGCCGTGATCTGGGAGATGCAGAACCAGTTGACGGGTGGCGTCCCAGGACAGGGCTTGGCGACTCGCAAGGCTTTGGGGGGTATTGGCAGGATTCCCACTGGCTCTATGGTTGGCAAGGTTGCCAAGACGGGAGCAGAGTCAGGGTTGTTCGCCGGGATAACCGCCGTCACGGGCGGCAACGCCGAAGACATCATCGTTTCGGCCTTAGTGCCGGTAGCGTTCAATTCCTGGCATTTCGTCAAGCAGAAAGCCTACATTCAGGACTACGAGAGGCAGCTTCGCGCAGAGGCCCGCAAAGAATACAACAAACGCATCCAGGAGGGTATGCCGGAGCCTTTCAGCAGGAAGCACCTTGAGATCGACCTTCGCACCGTCGATACAGCCGTCGCAAAAGCCAAGCAGCGGATTTACAGCGACGATGCCTTTGCACCGGCAAAAGACAAATGGGAGGCCGAAAGGCAGAAGGCCCTCAAGATGGTGGCGACCGGCAGGCCGGAAATGGTTCGCAGAGGCAACGATATTCTCAACTTCATGGCGACGACCGCGCCTCCGGGAGAGCAATTGCCAATCCCCACTACCCGCGTCGGCGAGGTCATCGAGACAGCCAAAGAGATTGTAACGAAGCCCGGCCAGGCGATTCGAGAGGCCGTCAGGCCCACAAAGCCCCCCGTCATGCCTGCCGGATCCGCCTTGAAACCGCCGCAGGTTGCCCCCGAGGGGGTTACGCCACCGCCGCCCGCTATTGAAACCGGAAAAGCCCCCACAGCCGAAACGGGGGCCGTAGAGCCAGCAGCGGGAAAGCCATTAACCAGGATGTCTCCAAAGGAACGCAATACTTTCAAACTCGGTATGCGTGCTGCCTTCAAAATGAAAGATGGCCGGATTATCGAAACTGGTTACGTTCATACAATGCCCGAAGGCATGAAGACTGAGGATATTGCAGAGGTTGGATTCACCCGCCCTGATACCAAAGAATTTCTTACAAGAGAACAAGCAGGCGAATTGACAGGCATAGATGAAGGTGTCGAACTTGAACAGTTTTCAGAAGAAATCTCTGAAGCGCCACCAGAAGAATTACCAGATAGGGAGTTGGCGGAAGAATTGCTATCGGCCAGAGAAGACCGACGGCCCAAAGAGGTTGTACCGATTCAGCAGGCCCCTCCCGCTCCCGCCGAAGGCAAGGGTCAACCTGTGCCCCAGGTAGCGGGAAAGAAGGTGATACAGGCGTATGTAAAGGATGAACAGGGGAATATCTACACTGCAAATACACACGGCGAAGCCTATATGAAAATGGAGGATGCCGGGGGCACGGAAAAGGCTATCCGAGATTCTGGCTTTGTTGTGGACGGCAAACTGATACCAGATAGCGAAATCAACCGTGGTGAATTAGAGAAACAAGGTTATATTTCGCAACCTCCCGCCCCCGCCGAAGGCCAGGGGCAGAAGCAGGCGTGGGAGATGACTTATGCTGAAGCCGAACGGCTGTATAGACAGAATACAAAGAAATCTGTTGGTCAATCGCAAGAAATGTTAGAAGCGATGCCAACAGATGAACTTCTTGCACTGGATGATTCGAGAATTGCAAAAGGCGACTTGGACGCGGTTGTACGACAGGAACTGGCTACTCGATACAATGCGTTGCCGCACGAGTACAAGTATGAAACCGATTTTCAACAATGGAAAGAATCTATTCGGCAAGCGGCCCTGAGCCAGCAGGCGGGCCCCACGCCTTCGGCAGAGGCGAGGGGGAAACTGGAAGGGCCAGAGAAGCCCAAAGGCGGCGGGGCAGGTGGTTCCTCTGTTGCCGCCGCATCTGCCGAAGCGACGGGATCAGGTTACGGCACGATTGCCGCCAGCGAAAAGAGTGCGTTCAGCGAGAAGACTGACCACAAACGTCTCAATGCGGAGATGCCGGCCAGACCATCGTTGCAGATCATCGACAACACGCTCAAGATCGCTGCTCCCGCTATCCGTGGCGAACAAGCCAGGGCAACGGCCCGCGTTGTGCGAAAGAATCTCGGTCAACTGGCGCAGGAAACATCAGTGCTTCACGAGACACTGAAAAAGGCTCATCGTGCCTTTGTCTTTATGCAGCGGGATGATATTTACAGCTTCATCGACCGCATGGAGAACGGCCAAGCTCAATCGACGCCGAAGTTGGAAGAGATTTCCAGGAAGTTGCGAGAGCTTTTGGATGACCGCAGGGATCGTGTGCAGGGACTCGGCAAGGGATTGCTCGAACACTTTTATGAGAACTACTTCCCCCATATCTGGAAGAATCCCAAAGGTGCCGAGGCCGTCATTCGTCAGTTCTTCACCAAGCGGCGACTTCAAGGCCCCAAGTCCTTTCTCAAGAAGCGAACGATTATGACGGTAAAGGAAGGCCGAGAATATGGTCTTGAATTAGTCAGCGAGAACCCCGTCGATCTGGTATTGCTCAAACTCCACGAGATGGACCGTTTCCTGATGGCGCACCGAATCATTCAGGACATGAAAGGCCGGGGTCTTATCAAGTTTGTCTATTCGAGACTGAAGGCCCCCGATGGCTATATCAAAATTGACGACCGGGCGTTCACCGTCTATATGCCACCGGAGATCACGAAGAAGGAAGCCTACGATGTGCTACTGGTCGATCAACTTATGGATGTGGCCCGGAGTATGGGAATCGACACGCAACGGTTTGTCTCTATCGGCGGTAAACGATGGGGCTTTGCTCAATGGCCGCATGGTGCGCCCGGAAGTGGACCGTTCAAGGTCAGAACGAAATACGCCGGGCCGGAGTCTGTACTGGCCCATGAAATAGGACATATCCTCGGAGCCAAGTACAATCTCTACGATACATTGCGGCGCGTCAAAGAGGGTGGATTCAGAACCGTCAGTCGCGGCGAAAAGGCAGGCGAGCAGAAGTTCGTTCCCGCCCAAGAAGCCGTTGAGCATCGCAAGACGATTGATAAGGAGTGGAGAGCGTTAGCCGATGCCCGCTACAAAGGGCAGGACGTCGGGCCGGGGTTCAAGGGATACGTTCGTAAGGCCGAGGAAAAAGAGGCTGTCATGCTCGAAGCCCTGATTCATGCCCCCGATGAATTCAAGGCGATTGCCCCGACGCTGCATAACTTGTTCACGAAGTTTCTCAACAGTCACTCCGAACTGCGCCCCATCCTGGATATGAAACCATCTTTGGTTCTCGGCCAGTCCGATGCCCAGATCAAGATACCAGGCTTTACGGTCCTCGGTCATTACTATGCGCCCGAACCTGCTGCACGGTTGCTCAACAACTACCTGTCACCGGGTCTGCGAAATAATGAAAATCTGCTCCTGAGCGGCGGTTACAATATGCTCCGCAAAGGCGGGAACATCCTGAATCAAGCGCAGCTTTCGCTGAGCCTCTGGCACGCACTGGATACGACCATTGACACGATGAACTCGACGATGGCGATGGGCATTCGGCGGCTGATGACGCCGGAACAAAGATTGGCGGGTCTCGGCAATATCCTCTCGGCGCCTTTGGCTCCAATTCTGCGTACCTGGGATGGCATAAGGTTGCGCAGGGCCTACCGAAACCAAATAGACACGATTGAAGACCCCAGATTGCGAAGTTTGGTAGAAGCCGTCGTTCTGGCCAATGGGAGGGATAAGCTCGATCCCTTCTACTATAACCATGCCACGAAGAATCTGACCAACACTCTCAGTCAGATTATCAGGGGTAGCGGACTCGAAAAACTTTCGGGGATACTTCGGTTGCCGGCGGACGCAGTCACTTCGACGTTGGAAGTCTTGGCTAAGCCGCTGATGGAATGGTATGTCCCCAGCGGCAAAATGGGCGTATTTTCAGTCATGGCCGAACATGAGATGAAACGCGCCATGACGGGCCAGATTAGCGATGAACAGTTGCATGAGCGCCTCGTCCGAAGTTGGGATAGTGTTGATAACCGAATGGGCGAACTTGTCTATGACAACCTCTTTTGGAACAAGACGCTCAAGGACCTCCTGATGCTCTCAATGCGTTCTGTCGGTTGGAACTTAGGTTCATTCCGTGAATACGGCGGCGCGCCTATCGACATTCTGATGACCAAGCAGCGACTCAACCGGGGGGACCTGTGGCTGAGCCTCAAGATGTCCTATACCATAAGTTCGGTGTTGCTCTACGGGATGATCGGTGCGGCCATCATGTATCTACTCACGGGCAAGGGACCCGATGACGACCGAGACTATTTCTTCCCGAAGACAGGCCGCAAGAATCCCGATGGTTCGGATGAACGGCTATCTCTTCCTACCTACGCAAAGGACTGGTACGGCTTTGGGCTCCAACCTATTCAACAGACAAGAAACAAGGCGCATCCCTTCTGGAGCGTTCTGAATGATCTTGTTCAGAATAAAGACTTTTTCAACGTCCAGATTCGAGACCCGAAAGACCCACTCTCGAAACAGATTCTCGCCGTAGCAAAACATTTGGGTGCTGAATTTCTGCCGCTCTCAGCGAAGAACTATCAGAAGATGCAGAAGGCCGAACCGGGCCAACAGGGCAAAAACTTGTGGGTATCGCTAACGGGAATCACATCGGCCCCGTCGTACATTACACGCTCGCCAGCCCAGAAGTTGATGTACCGATACATCGTCGAGAAAATCCCTGACAAAACAGTCTCAACGGAGCAATATGAATTGCGGATGTATCGCAACAATCTCAAAACACTTTTGCGCAAGGGCGCGCCTGTTGACCCAATTGAAGCCAAAAAGCGATTGGGTCTTACGGAATGGAATCGGCTCAAGACCGAAGCGAAGAAGGACCCGTTTGCGGAATCGTTTTCTCGCTTGGGCCTGGAAGAAGCGTTGAACGTCTATGCAATAGCAAGCCCGGAAGAGAAGGTAAAAGTCAGTACGGTCTTGCGGACAAAATACAATAACGCAGAGACCAAAACGAAGACGCCTGAGATCAAAGAGCTTTACAACCAACTTCAAGGCCAGCAATAGTCATCGTCTCAAGGCGGCCTGACTTCGGCAGAGATTCTCAGGCTTATTCGGGAGCAACAACAGAAATAGACACCACTGGAGAGCGCCAGGACCGGCATTACTTCTGAGATAAGAGGAAAAAGGAAAACAGGCATGGACCAACTGATAACACAGGTCGGCGTCGGGGGCGTGATCGCCCTCTTAGTGATTCGAGAGGTTCTCAATTACCTCAAAGGCCGCAATGGCACCAATGACAAGAACGAGAACATCGAATGTGTCCGGCGCAAAGAATTCGAGGACCACAAAAAGGCCGTTCGCTACACCGACACGTGCGACAAGGTCCATGAAGGCATCCAGCGCCAATTCAACCATCTCAACGACTCCCTCAATCGCATCGAGAAGCTGATCCGCAATGGACATGGCGAGTAAGAACCCTGCCTGATTTACCGGCGCGCGTATTCGGCCTGCTTGACCTTCGTGTCGCAGATGATCTTCTCCAAGACCTCGACGCGGCCGGTCAAGGCCCGCACGTCTTTGGTCTGGGCCTTCAGATGCGAGAGCATCAGAAGTCCGGCGTCTCTGGGAGCGGCCCTTCGTCGGGATGCTCGTACATCTGATCGAAATGGGCGTCGTGGCTGCCCTGACGTGGTTGATTGTAAAATGACAATCAAATTCTTTCACCGTGGCGGCGGCCGGGCCTGTCTTATTTTCATTACAAAACGTAAACCCGTCCCGAAAGTGAAAAAGAAAAATGGGCGGGGATGAAAAATATATGCTTTCATAACTATTTGTATTCACGATAGTTATAATGCCATTGCAAGATATTTGCAAAAATTTCAAAAATAAGTCTTGCACAAAACGTCGGGGCAGTCGATAATATCATTATGAAGAATGGACGAAAGATACAAACCGAAAGCAGACATCTATACATTACGTTGGGGAAGAACCTCTGGAAATCTTTCGATAAGTTAGCGACCCAACGTGGTCTGCTAAATACACGCGAGGCGGTCAAAGAGTCCATAAGGCAATTTGTGAGAGCCAGAAGATAATCTGACACGAGGATACACAAGAATGATGGTCGGCGGAATCCAATTCGGAAGAATAGAAAGACGAGAAGAATCTTTTTACTGCGCACGGGGTCTTGGTCCTGAAGTCTTCGCCGACCGTCAGCCAGGACCCTGTGTTTTTTCGAGGAGAAAGCATGAACTTGAACGAACTGGCGCAATGGCTGGCCTGGGTATTGCTATTTTTGATGATAATGGGCCACGCGGTCGGGCCGCACAAACATTGACCTTCACACATTCAGACGTGGGGCGGCTCCGGGACCACTCCAAGCACTCCTCCGCCGGGGCCGCCCAGATTTTCGAGGCAAGATGATGCACATACCAACCGCACAACCCGTTAAGACGCGAAGCCGGACAGAGCAAATCGCCGAGCGGCTGGCACAGATACCGGAAAGCCAGCAGGGAATCTACCGCAGGGCCATCGAGCGAAAGAGTATGGCGGCAGCCGTGAAAGCCTTCTGTTACGAGTGCATGGGATATTTGCGGGAGGAAGTGAAGGTCTGTACCGACCGTGCCTGCCCGCTATGGATGTATCGACCGGGCCGCAGTACACAAAAAACAGTAGAGGTTCAGAATGTCTAAACTAATATCCCTCACAAAAGGCCAATTTGCAATCGTTGATGATGAAGATTATGACATCCTGAATCAGTGGAAGTGGCACGCATGTTGGAATAGGACAACTCAATCCTACACTGCAAGGCGTAGAAGACATAAGGAAGAAGAAGGGGGTTCTGTTCATGTGTTGATGCACCGTCAGATTTTGGATACTCCCGAAGATTCCCAGGTTGACCACGGGAATCATAATACCTTGGACAACCGAAGATCCAACATTCATAACGCGACTGGTTCTGAAAATTGCCATAACCGGAGAAATATAAGGGGTTGTGTTTGGCATAAGCGAAAGAAGAAATGGATGGCAGCAACAAAGATACATGGAAAATCCATTTTCTTGGGGTATTACGATACCGTGGTTGAAGCACAAAATGCCTATTGGGTGTTCAAATCAGCGAATGTAAGGCCCTTATTTGTGTATCGTCCGGGCAGTGGCGCATCCAAGATGGCCAAAATAGGGCCGCCGTTGAGCGCAGAATCGACGAGCGGCCCCGTGAGCGGTAAATCCCCCAGCCAAAGCTTATTTTAAGCCTAACTGTGGAATTGAGGCATTTTGGCTCTTTGACAAGTGAACGGGAAACATAACACTGCTTGCACACTTAACCGGCTGTTGCAAGCAGCCTTTTTCAGGGGCCTACGGGCCTCTGCCCTCCTAGGGCCGGATGTCTTCTCCTTAAGGTAATGCCTCGCTACGGCATTTGCCCTCCATCAAGACGCCGGCCCGATTTTGCTCTCGTAGTTTAGTGGCAGAATATCGGGTTTTCGTCCCGATGGCCTGAGTTCGATTCTCAGCGAGAGTATCCCTCGCCAATTGAGATTACTCCGCGAAAGCGGAATCTCGACATGACTGGACGAGTTCACCCTTACAGACGGTCAATAAATGTCAGATAAAGGGTCGGCGAATTGGCCACCTGCCGTAAATGTGGCCCGATTTTGAGATTACTCCGCGATGAGCGGATTCACAAAGCTCAAGAGTGCGCCTCGCTTTCCGTGAGCGGTAGAACGGCGTCCCCTGCCCCAGGGGGTGATCTGGGGCTGCTACGCACGGGAAAGGGCCGTGTGCCATACTCGACGGCAAAATTCGAGCGAGCCGGTGGAAGGCCGGCATACTTTGGAAAGTGAATATCCCCGCTTGAAGGGGGCGTTTATGGGGCAATGGCGGAGATGTGGCAACGTCGCAGCAGGCGCCGCTCTTCTGCACGCGACAGTGGCTACCACCGCGTGGCAAGGGGAATCCTGCCCGCCATTGCCCAGCATTTTAACAACGAAAGGACGAGCTCTTATGAAAACACTTATACAAACTGTGAACCTGATGGGCCTGATGGTCTCGGCCTTTGTCATCGGCTACATCGTTGGCCTGAATCCGGCCCTGCCGCCGGCAGATGCAGAAGTGGCAGAAGTGACAGAAGCGGCACAACAGGCACAGGGTGAATCGTTTATTGCCACGGTTAGCGCCTATTGTGCCGGGGAGTGCTGCTGCGCTGGCTCCGCCGATGGCATTACGGCCAACGGGCACCGCATCAAGCCCGGCGAGAAATTCGTTGCCGCCGATAAGCGTTTCGCGTTTGGCACGATGCTCTCGATTCCCGGCTACGGGACCGTGCCGGTTTTGGACAGAGGCGGCAAGATTCGAGGCGACTGCATTGATATTTTCTTTGACGATGCCGACGGCAAGAGCGGCCATCAGCGTGCCCTTGAATGGGGCGTGCGAAACCTGAAAGTGACGGTAAACAGCAGATGAAACGTCGAAGATTCAAACTGCGTAAATTCTTGGCGGCGGTCGCCGTAGCAGTCGTCGCCTTTGTCGAACTGTGTCTGACCGGACAGGCAGCGACAGCCTGGCGGCTGGCCGAGAAAAAGACGTTACCTCTGCAACTGAGCCGGACTTCGTCATGGATGGGACTGAGAGAAGGGGGCAGGGAGGCCCTTTCCGGCTCGGTGATTGAAGGAAGCAGCCATGGAAACTAAAACGAATCTCCAGTCATTGGGCTCACTCAATCGCCTTCAAAAACGGACATTGATTGAAACCTACTGCAATATAGCCAACTTGCTCCCGGCGCATAAGCGCATTCTCTTTCACTTGTACTACCGGTATGGCGTCTCGACCGTGGAGATTAGCCAACTGTTAATGGTTCATCAGACGACGGTTGCACGACGGATTGGCCGAATCGCCGGAGAACTAACGGATCTGCTTCAAGGGAAAAATATCGGGCCTGACAATGAGAGGCAAATTTTTATACCGATGGGCCTGAGCAAAGAACGGAGTTAATGATGAAACCATTAAGTAAATCTCAACCCATTAAAGAGCGATTGCGAAGACTGGAAGTCCACACGCGCAAACTGGAACAACAGATGTGCAAGTTGCTCAGGGAAACCAAGTTAATGGCGATTAACTTGAGTCGAAGAATCGACAACATCCACGACACCCCGGAGGCCAAGCCATGACGGCGAATCTTAACCGATTCAATTGCGGCTTCACGCCGTCGGTTCCCGAAGAAGTCGGTGACTGCCAAGCGTGCGGGGCGACGATCTACGACTACGATCTGCGAACATGCGATGCCTGTGGAGCTCACGTGCATCGGGACTGCATCGAGAAATGCGAAATTTGTGGAGCGGATGGTTGCCGGGCTTGCCTCATTGAGGATCCTGAGACGGGCGAACGGCGGTGCGAGGAGAATTGCGAGGCCAAGCCGTGAAGAAGAAAACAAAGCGACCCACGACGATTGAATTGGCGACGATCCGCCAAGCGGTTGGCGATTACATGCAGAGCGAAGGCTGTTCGTGTTGCTCCGACACGGAAGCCCACCGCAAACACAAAAAGCGGCTGGCGGCATTACTCAACGTGCCCATATACCGGGATGGTTCCGGTTTCGACTTTGAGCGTTTCTGCACGAAAGCGAGGTGACACTATGGGAATTGATTTTGCATACATCAAACGCGAGAGATTGCCGATAGGCACGCGGCCCCATTGGTCGTATTCAGGCTTTAGCCACTTCCGCACGCGACTTGCTGAAGCCGTCGGCATTGAGTTAGACCAAATGGACGGCTTCAAGGCGGATGGGCGCGAATGGACAGAGTTTGCGAGCGATCCCATCGTGAAGTTGCTCAATCACAGCGATTGTGATGGGCAGTTGACCTGCGAAGAGTGTAGGGCTATCGCGCCTCGCTTGCGAGAATTGATCGCAAAATGGTCCGATGATGATTACGACAAAGACCACGCATCCAAGCTCGCAAGCATGATGGAGCAATGCGCAGCCAACGAATGGGATTTGGAATTTTGTTAGCGAGGTGACACATGTACCTGTGCAGCAATAACCATGACGAGGTCTGCTTTGAAGGCCGCAAGTGCCCCGCCTGCAATATGCGGGAAGATTTGCAGGACAGCATTGGCGAGTTGAAAACAGAGAACGCGAGCCTGAAAGCGGACTTCGAGGCACTCCAATTCTCGATATCTGGTCTTGAGGAGGCCAAGCCATGAACGGAAGTAGAGGCGGCAAAAGCCTATGACCAAAAAGCCAAGCAGTTATATGGAGAATTTGCACACACCAATTTTTGAGAGGAAATCCAATGGATATTAAACTCATCAATTTAAGGCTCGAAAATTTTAAGGGATTGCATCGTTTCGAGGCATCATTTGATGGACAAGATGCAATTGTTCGCGCCGAAAATGGCGCAGGCAAAACCACCCTCTTTGATGCCTGGTTGTGGCTGCTGTTCGGCAAGGATTCGACGGGCCGAAAAGACTTCGAGGTCAGGCCGTTGGGCTTTGACAACCACCCGCTCAAGGGCCTGATCGTTCTGGTCGAAGCGACGATTGCCGTCGGGCAGGGGGGTGGGACGCACACACTCCGCAAGGAACAGCACGAGAAAGTCGTCAAGGACCAATTCCGGGGCTATGAGACCTTGTGTTGGATCGACGAAGTGCCGAAGAAAGTCGGCGAGTTCCAGGAGTTCATCGACTCGCTCGTCCCGGAAGAGCAGTTCAAGATGTTAGCGGACCTGTCGTACTTCAACGCCAAGCTCCACCACACCGAACGTCGAAAGATGCTGCTGGCGTTGGCCGGCAACGTCGCCAGTCCCCAAGGATGGGAGAATCTATTGGCCGTCCTCAAGGGCCGCAGCGTCAAGGACTTTGAGAAGGTGCTCAAAGACCAGAAGAACCGGCATACCAAAGACCGCGACGAAATCAACCCGAGAATCGACGAGATTCACAGGGGCCTGCTTGAGTATTACAAAGCGGGCCACCCTCTTGCACATGATCATAGTGTCGATGACACGGCCCTGCAAGCTAAACGGCAGGCCATTCAAGATACCATCGCCGACCTGGATGAGCAGCGTAAGACCTTGCTGGACGACGAGAAGGCCCGCCAGGACCTCATCAATCGTATCAACCACTTGACCGTCCAGCGTCTCGACCGGCAGAGCCAGATGCGCAGCGAGGGCAACCAGACGCAGGCCCTGCTGGCCGAGAAGGCCCGTATCGCTGCGAATCTCGCCGAGAAAGAAGAGGCGGTCAATGCATTGCACCGGCAGATTAAGTCGATTGAGCGAGATATTGAGTTGGCCCAGACGGAGTTGAAGCAAACGCAACAATTCCTGGATAGAGCGCGTGCTGAAATCGAGGCTGTCGATAAGGTCAACATCGCTTCGGTTTGCTACGCCTGCGGCCAGAAGTTGCCGAAAGCCAAAGCCGAGGAGAATCAAACGAAACAACAGGCTCAAAAGCAGGCGTTGATCCAGAATGCCGAGAAATTCAAAGAGGCCGTCAATGCCAATGATGCGAAAATCGAGCAGTTGCAGCAACAGCGCACGGCCCTCTCCGGCAAGGCGGCGGAGCTTTACAAGAGCTTCCGCGAGCTCTGCGACTCAGCCAACGTCCGCAAAGCCGAGATCGACGCGGCTATCGCCAACCGCCCCGAGCCGAACTATAGCCTGGACCCTGAATATGACAAGTTGAATTGGCAGATTACTGAGTTGCAGGCACAGGTGGGCGCCCCTGTCGCCGAGCAGTTGGACGCTATCGAGGCCCGCAAGACTCAGGCCGAGGCCGAACTTGATAAGCTCAACGCCGCCTTAGCCCAGGCCGACCGCGCCAAGGCCGACAAGGTGCGTATCGCGGAACTGGAGGCCAAAGAAAAAGACCTCGCTCAGAAGATTGCTCAGGTTGACCAACAATTGGCCGACTGTGCCGCCTACAGGGCGGCGGAGAGCCGGCTGATCGAAACGGCCGTCAACGGCAGGTTCACCCACATCCAGTTCAAGTTGTTCAATTACAATCTGAACGGCAGCATCGAGGAGTGTTGTGAAGCAACACTGAACGGCGTCCCGTATGCGGATATGTCAACGGGACAGCAGATTCTCGCCGGCGTCGATGTGATAAACGCCCTGTCGGAGCATTACGGTATCAGCGTCCCATTGTGGATCGATCATGCGGAATCCTTGACGTTGCCCCTGGAGGCCAAGTCTCAAGTGGTCGAGTTGTACGCACAGAAGGGCGTCCACGAGTTGACTATCGAGATCGAAGAGAAAGCGGCGGTGGCAGCATGAACGGCAGACAGATTTTCACACTGGACGATTTGAAAAACGCCGTAAACGCGAAGCAGTCTATTGTGGTGCCGAATACCAGGAGTTTTCAAGGCCCTATTCCGGCAGCATTTGCAATCAACATGAGCGGCACAATTCTATTGCGGTTGTTCGGCGACGGCATGTTCATTTACGAGAAACCCAAGAAAGGAAGCAAGAACCATGACAGAGCACACACAAATCCAGAAAAGAGAGTTAGGCCCATTGGGCGTGATGAAAGGCTATCTGGCCGACGAGTCCATCAAGAAGCGATTTGAGGAGGTCTTAGGCAAGCGGGCTGGGGCGTTCATCAACTCGATTATCAACGTCGTCGGTAGTAGCCAGCAGCTCCAGGAGGTTGCCCGCACGAATCCAGGCAGTGTAGGCCGGGCGGCGATGAGGGCCGCAACGATAAATCTGGCGATTGACCCCGCCCTGGGCCATGCGGCTATCGTTCCATATAAGAATGAGGCGGTGTTCCAGATCATGTACCGGGGCGTGATACAACTCTGCATCCGCTCGGGCCAGTACCAGACCATCCATTGCTCGGAAATCTACCGGGACGAACTCAAGAGCCATAATCCGATTACTGGCGTTGTGGCGTTCAATGATCCCGACACATTCAAACTGCGTTACAGCGAGAAGCGCACGGACGGCGACGTGGTGGGCCACTATGTGTACTTCAAACTGATTACCGGCTTCGAGAAGTCCGATTACATGACGCACGCCGAGGTCATGGCCCATGCCCGCCGGTACAGCAAGGCATACCAATATGATTGCAGTGCCGGCAAGAAAGCCTCGCCCTGGTCCACGGACCCGATCCCGATGGGCAATAAGACCGTGCTCCTGCGATGCTTGAAGCGCTATGGCGTCATGTCGATAGAAATGCAGGAGATGATCGCCACCGACCGCGAGACGTTCGACGAGGCCCAAACGGAGTCCTCTGCGTTCATTGCCGCTGACCTGGGCAGCGAGTCGGTCGATGCCAGTTTCGAGAATGAGAACCAGACGCAGGCCCCTGCCACCGAGCCGCAGGCCCAAACCGAGACACAAAAACCAACGGCCGCCGGTAAGGGCAAGCCCGGCAAGAAAACGGCGAGTAAGCCCGCCCCACAGACGGCGGGCAAGAAGGCTGACGGCGAAATCCCGAAGTTCAAGTACACCTGCCGAAACGCCGGCTGCGGGCTATTCTTCGATGATCCTAAAATGAAAGGGCCGAACAATAGCGTGGCGACCTGTCCCGAATGCGGCACGCTGCAAATCGCGTTGAATTCCGCCGATGCTCCGGCATTTGAGGAATAACGATGATCTTCGAGGCGCATTACTCTTCGAGCTCAGGGAATCTCTACGTCGTCACTGCGGCCAATGGGCGGCGACTCCTGATCGAGTGCGGCGTGACGTGGAAGAAGATTCAGAAGGCCCTCAAGTACAAACTTGATAATGTGGTTGGAGCGATCTGCTCTCACGGCCATGCTGACCATTCATGTGGTGCTGAGAAAATAATAGAAGCTGGCATTGATTTGTTTGCAAGCCAAGAAACGCTTGAGATTCTGGAACTATCAAACCAACGGCGAAGTCATGTACTCGAAGAGATGAATCGACAATCTGTATCTTCTGAGTTTGAAGTATTCAGTTTTCCGGTTCACCATGATATTGCAGGTGCATTTGGTTTTATCATCCATGATCGCTCAAGCAAGCCGCCGGAGAATTTGCTGTTCGTCACGGATACCTCGCACATCACGCAGAAATTTGGCGTAGCCTTCGATATCATTGCGATCTCGGCGAGCTACGACAAGGACATCCTGGCCGGCCGGGTGGAGCGGCAGGAAATTGACGAGACGCTGGCCAAGCGATTGCTCGTCTCGCACATGGAGTATCACGTCGCCAAACGATATATCAAGGAATTCTGCGATTTGTCCAAGTGTAGGGTAATCCACCTGCTTCATCCCTCGGCGGACAATATGGATAAGAAGGCCGTCCGCAAGGAGTTTGAGGATTCGTTTTTCGTGAAAGTTGTGATCGGAGCCGGGCGCCTTGCCCGCCTTTTGACAAGTTAGGAGCAGCCATGAACGAGAAGATAGAACAGGCGATTGAACAACTGCGAATACGCAAGGAAATCAAGAGCCAACTATGTAAAGAGGATTGTGTTGAAGAGGCCTTAGCCCTTCTCGAACAGTTTCAAAGCGAGCAGGCGGCAAAAGGCATGGAAGCGATGGGCTTCAAGAAAGTCGAATCCACGAAGGCCGAGCCTGCCGCCGTATGTGACTATTGCGGCACGAAACTTGTTGATAAATGCCCTCATTGTGGAGCACCGCAGTGCTGCCCATTATGTTGTGCCCAAGACAAGATTGACCGCCTGACCGCCGAGAACAAAAACCTAAAGCGGCCTCTGGAAGTCAATGGTTTCAACGCTGAGGGCATGATGGCCGTTGGCAAAGAACTGTTTCGCCTGACCGTCGAGAACACTGAATTGAAAGTGCGGATTGAGAAGCTGGAAAAAACACTTTTAGCCTACGGTGACCATACGCCAGGTTGTCAAATTTCCTACTCCCAATCTTGCGGGTGCGGTTGGAGCATAATCAAGCAGGCCATCGGCAAGGAGAAAGCATGCCCCGACAATTAGGACTGATAACGTGCGCTGAGATGGTCCGGGCCTTCCTGGATGGCCGTAAGAGACAGGCGCGGCGGATCATCAAAAATATGCCTGAAAAATGGCATATTGGCAAGTGTGCCTTTGAAAAAAATGGTAACGGTGATGAATCATTTATTATCTATGGCAAATGTGGCGAGAAAACAAGATATGCCCCTTACCGCGTCGGCGACGAACTGTACATCAAAGAGGCATGGCGTATCGGGTCCTGGAACGAAAATGAAGGAACGGTGTGTATCGACTACAAAGCCGATGGTTACTGTCGTCAAGAATGGCTTCAAGTGCCGGACGAAGATGATTTTGTGCACTTGTGGGTTCAGTGTTCGGAAGACTGTAGAAAAGCCGGCCTTGTTCTAGACATTGATAACTCCTATCACTGGCATCCAGGCGAAAGCCCTTGCCGTTGGCGTTCCTCTCGCTTCATGTTCAAGGCGTTTGCTCGTCTTTGGTATCGCGTGAAGGCCGTCAAAGACCCGCAGAGGTTGCAGGACATCAGCGAAGAAGATGCTGAACATGAGGGTTGTGAATATTTTGGCGGCTATCCAATAGACGATCTTTGTCCGCGAACTACTGCGGGAGAAAAGAGTGAAATAGAAGTCTTTCAAACACTATGGGACTCCCTCCACAAGCCCGGCGAGCGATGGGCGGATAACCCCTACGTATTCCCCTACGAGTTAGAAGAACTCGAGAAGAAAGAACAGGAGAAAGCATGAGCGAAAGAGACGACTATCAATCTCTAATGAGAAACAATCTTGCATACCGCATCAAAATAGAGGCGAACAGAAAAGAAATTGAACGCTTGACCGCCGAGAACGAGAGGATGAAAGAAGGCATTTACGAAATTGGGCAAATTAGTTTTCATCCTCGAATAATGGAATTAAATGAACAACAGTTGCGTATAAAATTTGAAGATATTCGAGCAAGAGCAAGTTGTCTTTACGATAAGCAGGCCCTCGGCGACGCCCTGAAAGAGCAGGTCGAGAAGCAGGAGGCCGCCTTGAAAGAGATCAAGCAGATTGCTCGAACGGCATCCCGCCACGAGATATTCGGGATTGCAAACGATGCACTCGGCGATGAGGCCCTCGGCAAGGAGAAAGCATGAGCAAAAGAAAGGCGGCGACTGATGAGAAAGGCAGACGTAATAAACTTTAGAACTCGAAAATATCAGATAATGGATTTCATTAGAAAAGCAAAACTGCCTCTCAAAACGAAAGCCGAGAAGACCCGATTCCGTGAGGCCATGCGAGACGCTTGCATGGTCGGCGCGTGCGAAGAACGCAGTCGAAATCTCAAAATCATTTGCGAGTATATCCCCGTCCCAATGCGGACCAAAACGATAGATGAGATTATCAAGAAGCCCGTGCTTAAAGTGCTCGGCTTTGAGAAAGGCGGCGAATAGATGGCAACAAAAAAGATTGATGGAGTTACAGTATCGTTTAACAGCGAGCACCAAGACGACGACGGGTACTCCCGCTGCAACACTTGCGGGGAAAAGACGATTTTAGTATTTCCTTGCGGCGAATGGATTGCCGACGATGAACCCTACAAGAACGGCGAGCAAATGGAATTGGAAGAATCCGAGTTCGACGTTGGTGAGGTAACCGGGCACTTCTGCCAAACATGCAACATACTGGTATCTCTGAGCTACAATTTTCCGCGAAGATAAAGGGCCGAGATGATGGCAACAAAAATCCCTTACGTTAATGAGGCGTGGAACCCTTTCAGCGAGGTCCAATTCCTTCCTGAGCGGCTTGACCAGCCCTTGCACTGGCGGCGACCGAGGGACATCATCGTATGCTCCCAGAGCGATTTGTTCCACGAAAAAGTTGATGATGAAAGAATATACAGTGTGATGATGGCTATGTATCTTGCTCGACATCATCGGTATTTTATTTTCACAAAACGAATAGAAAGAGCAAAATCATTTTTTGATCTCTTTTGGCGCACCACAACGACTTTTGATTATTGGAAAGCTGATAACGTCTGGCTGATGCTCTCGATTTCCACGCGGAAGGAGGCCGACGAGAAAATCCCGATCCTGATCCAAACAAACGTCGCCCACCGGGGGCTGTCGATTGAGCCGGACTTGGAAGATATCTCTCTCCGCTGGGGTAGTTGGGCCCGAAGGGCACGTGATTCACAAGGTGGTATGTGGCTCAATGGTAAACCAGTCGGATCATTCAATGAGTACGATGCCCTGCGTATGCTCGACTGGGTCATCGTTGGCTGTGAGTCCGGGGCGAAGCGCAGGCCATGCCCCATGGAGGCGATACGCGGTGTCGTTAAACAATGCCAAGAGGCTGGTGTCCCCGTATGGTGCAAGCAGCTTGAAGTCGGTGGAATTGTCCGGCACGAGATGAAATACTTTCCCGAAGAGTTGAGAATTCAACAAAAACCATGAGGGCAAGCCATGAAGACCAAGTACAAATACGTCGAGTTTGAAGAAACCCCGGTCATCTTAGGCGGTAAAGCCATTTGGCGTTGCATCAACATAACGAGCGGGGCACAGTTACTAAGGCTGATTTACTATGTTCACTGGCGGCGGTATGTTTCCTCTGATACTAACCAGAGTGCGGTTTTTTCCTCTGATTGTCACCGTGACATCGCTTCTTTCTTGGACGAGTTGAACAAAGAGGGCCAAAATGAGCCAAGAAGATGAATTACGAGAGGCTTTGGAGTCCATGTGCTGCCAGTTCGCGTTTTGGCGCGACGGTTGCGGATTGTGGACGAACGGCCTATCTGCGTTAGAGGACGCATTTAGCGCATTGGGATGGTCTGACCCGTATCCCTGTCCTGAATTGCGGTGTGACGAGCCTGGTTGTGGCAAGCGAGGGACGTGTGGATTTCCCGCACCAAAGACAGAGGTGCATCCGAAAGGTTATCGCCGAACGTGCAGCGAACATTATAAGTCTGAGGGCAAGCCATGAAAACCAAGTATCGACACGTCCACTTTCACAAATTAGCCCCTTCACGCCCCACTTGGGCATGTCATCGAAATAATACGGAAGAAACGATAGGATTCCTGGAAAAATACGAATTGTCAAGAGGTTGGTATTTTGACATCACCACCGGCAAGACTTGGAGTGTGCATGAAGTCAAGCGGTACATTAACTATCTACGAGACCTCGCCGACTTCATGGAGCAGTTGAACAAAGAGGGCAAACCGAAATGACTCAATCCATGAAACTGAGGGATTGGTGGGCCGAGCTTCAACACCTTTCCCGAACCGCTCGCTTGGAATGGCTGTTAGGCGATCAAGAAGCTAACCGGGACGCCTACGACGACGGCATGACTCCAAAGGAAACGCTGCAAGAGTTGTTTGACGAAGCACAACGACAAACTGAAAACGATGCCTGACTTGATTACAACCAAAGAACGGTTTTTCGGGCTTCGATTGTATCTCGACTCGACCGGAGAGGCCGATGTTGATGAGGCTATTCTAAGCCTTTTCCACGACCATTATACCGGCTCGGGCGCGTTGGAAATCAGCCGGACGGATTCTCAGATCGTATTGGAATGGAATAAGAAACGGGGCAAGAGACTACAAGCCGTCGATACCGGGGTGCCCGTCAAAGAGGCACGGCAGGGTCAAAAGGCCCTTTTTGAGTAGGAGCACCATTTTGTCTGCGCGCGCAAAATGGTCCGTGTAAGGAATAATGGAGTATGACGCAGGAAGAATCAAGGATGAGGATCAAGGCACTTTTTTTGGCTTTGTATTTTGGCAGCACGGAGGCACTATGGCGCGGATTCGGTACTTGAAGCCAGATTTTTTTCTCGACGAGGATCTCGCGGAGCACCCATTGGAAGTCAGAATGCTCTTCGCTGGTTTATGGTGCATCGCCGATAAGGCGGGAAGGCTCGAAGATCGTCCCAAGCGAATCAAGGCCATGGTCTTTCCGTATGATGATGGAATTGATATCGAAGCGTGCCTCGACGCCCTTACCCAGCCCAAGACAAGTTCGGGACGATCTTTTATTCGCCGTTACGTGGTCAATGGGCAAGGGTACATCGACATTCCCCAGTGGGAAAAGCATCAGAAGCCTCACAGGACGGAAAAAGAAAGTATCCTTCCAGGCCCAGAGGGACAAATTATTGATAACCCGCCATATCCAGGCCGTGCTATTCGCAAACAAGTGTATGAACGAGACAACTTCCTATGTCTCTATTGCGGAGAAGATTTATCAAAGGAACCCCGCAAGATATGTCTGGATCATGTCATTCCAATCACAATGAATGGTTCCAATCGAATGGACAATCTGGCAACAGCCTGCAAGAAGTGCAATGCAAAGAAGGCAGGAAAACTCGCAGAACAGGTTGGTATGAAGAAGCTGGATGGTTTAGGGAACACCATTAGGGAAGCTACTCCCCCCACACCCCCCGATGGGCAACGGACAACGGACAATGGGGATGGGGATGGGGATGGGGATGGGGAACCAGGATGTCAACACACCGTCAACGTACCGTCAACGGGGGATCAGACTAAACTACAAGAAGTGTCAACGTCAACATCATCTTCCCCAAAAGAAACCAAATCCCACAAAGGCAGTCCAGCCGACAGAATCCTTTCCGCTTGGCAGAAGCTCCCCCTACCCCCCGAGAAGAAACAATTCGGTGCCGCCGACATCCTCGCCATCGAGCGGGCCATCTCGATTTTGGCCGGCGATTCTCAGGAACCCGTCCACGCGGGTATGATTTTGGAGGCCATCGAGAACTACCGCCAAGCCCTTTCCCTCTCAGACAGCCAGACCTACAAGCACAAGCTTCACCCCTGGCTGATGGAGCATGTTCGCAAGTATGTCTCGTACAATTTCGATATAGATCACCACCGGGGCAGTAAATACCAGAAGACAGGCAAGACCGATACGATGGCCGAAATGGAGCGACTGAAAGCAAAAGGCGAGTTATGACCGATCTGCAAGCCCACGAAATCATCGATGACTGCATCAAAGCCCATTGGCCGGCCTGGGACTTCAAAGGGCGGGAGTTGGCTGTTTGGGTCGAAGAGCTTCGCAAGTTCGACTTCCACGCCGCCCGGGACGGCATAGATGCGTGCTACCGCGATTGGGACGGTAAGCAGTATCCCCGCATGAAGAGCATCTTGCGCTATATCCGCACGAGGACTAAGAGCCGAGTCCAGGCGTCAGGCATCCGCGAACATTACAAGATTTGTCGGGCGGATGGCCGTTTGCGATGGCGACCGTTCTGGGGATTGTCCAACCTGCCCCAGCAAGACATCGAGGAAGGCGCAATAGCGAAATTAGAGCGGGCCAATATCATCGAACCCGGTCATTATATCGTTTGGCCCAAGCGAGAAGCCAATGTGCCGTTCTGAGATTTGTAGCACGATGAAGCCAAACGCAACGACGCACGCACGCATGCGCGCGAGGGACCCAGGCGGACAAAATGAAATGACAATTTTGGGACACAGTAAAAAAGGCGGTGACAATATGAGCGACATCATCCGCGTCTTTGTGAGACGGACCAGTATGACGCCGACGGACGATCTGGTGGTCGTGGGTGAGCCGCCTCTGTTCAAATTGCCGGACCTGCCCATCCATGTCTCAGTTGTCTTCAGCTGGGACATCGACCGTGCAGATGAGTTGGCTACGGCGTGGGCGGCGGTCTATGGGATTGACCGAGTATCGCTCGGGGGGCCTGCCCTGAACAACGTGAGACAGACGGGCGATCCGGACGACCCTTTCGTCCCAGGCCGCTACCTCAAGGCCGGCGTGACGATCACTTCGCGCGGCTGCCCGAAAAGTTGTCCCTGGTGCCTGGTGAGGAAACGAGAAGGCAACTTGCGGGAAATCAACATCGCCCCCGGCTGGATCGTCCAGGACAACAATCTACTGGCGTGCTCACGCGGGCATGTGGAGCGAGTCTTCGATATGCTTCGGCAGCAGAAGCGAGGCATTAAATTCTCGGGCGGTCTGGACATCGACTATTTGCAAGACTGGCACGTCAAGCTGCTCAAGAGTATCAAGGTCGATGAGCTGTGGGTGGCCTGCGACGCTGAACAAGACTTGGCCCGGATCGACAAAGCAGTGGATATGCTTAGCGACTTCTCCGTCGAGAAGAAACGTTGCTACGTGATGATCGGTTTCGGCGGCGAGACACCGGACGAAGCTGAGCGGAGATGTGAAGCGGTTTACGACAAAGGGTTTTTGCCATTCGCTCAATTCTACCGACCGTCCGGAGGTTGGCGCAAAGTGCCTGATGAATGGCGATTCGTACAATGGAAGTGGAGCCGGCCGGCAGCGTACCGAGCCAGAAAGGAAGCGACAGCATGAGACTTTCATTTTTCGTTCCCGGCGACGCGAAGAGCAGCGGCAGCAAGCGTGGTTTTTTCAACAAGAAAACCAACCGCGTGAACTTCGCGCCGGACAACCCGAAGCAGAAGGACTGGCAGGCGGCGGTGAAATGGTTTGCTGTGCAGGCGGCGAATCGCATGGTCCCGCTGACTGAGCCCGCGATACTGAGCTGCCGGTTTTACCGAGAGCGGCCGGCGGGGCATTACCGAACCGTGGGCGGACGAAGGAGCCGACTGGTGCACCCTCGCTATGAGCAAGCCAAACCAGGCACAAAGCCCGACGAATTAAAGCTCTGCCGAGCCGTCGAGGACGCAATGAGTAAGGTCATCTACGCCGATGATGCGCTCCTGTGCGACCACCACATCAGCAAAAGGTATTGTGACGCCGAGCATCCGACGCCCGGCGTTGAAATCACTATCGAAACGTATGACGAAAGGAAGGAAACTTATGGCAACAAAGACCAAAGAACAACCGGCCATCAAGACGACGCACGAAACCCGGACGCTCAAATGCAAACTGACGGACGAGGAAATTAGGGAGGCCTCGGACTGTTTGGCGCGGACGCTCGATGAGTTCGAAATGCTCGAAGATGAGCAGCAGAAGATTAAGAGCGACTTCAAAGCGCAGATCGAGGCCAAAGAAGCGGCGACGCGCGTGCAGAAAAACCTCGTGCGTGACAAGTACGCCCATAGGCAGGTGCGGTGCACAATGACGATGAACTACAGCACGCTCAAGGTCATCGTGGCGCGAGATGACACCGGCGAGATCATCACTGAGAGAGCCATGAACGAGGATGAGAAGCAATTGAAGATCGACTTCGACTCGGAGGAATAGCATCTATGCCCAAGATAAAAACAAATGTCACCAAGTGGCTGCCGGCTAAGGGCCAGTGGTTCAATGTGCACCTCAAGCGCAACAATCACCTGCATTCAGCGGGGCCGTTCAAGTGCGTTGATGTGGTGGTTTACGGCGACTACGTACAACAGATCGAAGCCGTGGACAGCGAGGGCGACCGCTGGCACTTTCCGCTGTCGGAGTTTCGATTCGAGCCGGCAGCAACGCAGAAAAAGACATGACTCGACTCGACAAGATAAGCCTTTTTTGAAAGGAGCACAAGATGTATGAAATCAACGCAACGTACAAAGGTTTAGTACCGATGATGATGGACCGATTTGCCGACCCTTCCCAAACGGAGAGGCCGTCCAAGAAAAAGGCAAAAGGGCGCAATGAAGCGGAGATTCTCGCCAAACTGCACATGGACAAAAAAGGGGTTTTTGTTCCTTCCGACAATATCCGCATGATGCTAATTGGCAACAAGCATCGTCGCGGGGCAGCACAGATTTTAGGTTCAGACATGGAAGCGGCCAAAGGGACGAAATATCTATCGATTTGCAAGGGGTTGATTTGGGTTTTGGGGACCGACGACCCGATGAAAGTTTATATCGAGCCTCGTCGGAAAACGTATGACGACGTGGATGAGCGGTCGTTCCTCAACGCTACAGGCTCACGTTCTATGGCGTATCGGCCTATCATCAAGTTGCCTTGGTCGGTGTCTTTCATTATCCAGGTCACGGATGACAATATCGACCAGAGCTTCGTCCGGCAGTTGTTCGACGTGGCGGGCCTGCGGTGCGGAGTCTGCGCCTACGGCCCGACGTTTGGCCGGTGCATTATCTCGGAGTGGAAACAACGCTAACAGAACGCCAAAGGAAGGGACGAGACTTGAGAAGAAGTGAGCAGAACTGAGCCGAGCAGAACGCCAAAGGACCCGATGGGACCGGACTTGATACGACCAGAACCGAACAGAACACTAAAAGATACGAAAGGACCCGAAGGAAACAGAAGCGACCAAAGAAGAATTGAACGCAAGAAGATCGGTGTTGAAGGGAGAAGAACCGAGACGAACCGACCAGAGTAGAGCAGAACGCCAAAGGATGTGACCTGAGTGGAAAGAAATAGAGCACAGCAGAACAGAACGCTAACAGAGTGGACCCGAGACGATATGAGACGATTCGAACAGAATCGAACGGAACGCCACTGGAGCGGACGAGATACGAGGCGATTCGAACAGAGCCGAACAGAGCCGAACAGAACACAAGGGGACGGGACCAGAAAAGACCAGAACCGAACAGAACGCTATTTGATTTGAAGGGAAGTGACCCGAAAAGACAAGATGTGATGGGAATTGACTTGACCAGAGAAGAACACAAGGAGAAAAGAGAAGATCAGAGTTGAGTTGAGCGGGAAAGAATAGAGAAAAATAGAACGCAAGAGGAATCAAGAAGAGCCGATTGGAAAGGAGGGGAGTTGAGTTGACATGAGCAGAATAGAACGCGAATCACCAGAAGAACTGAGCAGAAGTGAGCAGAACTGAGTAGGAAAGAAGCGATCAGAACCGAACGCCAAGGGATCGGAATAGAGCGGAAACAAAAAGACCAAAACAGAAAGGAACACAAGATGAACATGGAAATCACAGAAGCCAGAGCAGCACAATTTGACAAACTCGAAAATCAGGCATGCGTATTGTTGCAGGAGTACCTTGAGGGCAAGCGGACGGGCGGGGACGATATTGTAACCGCCCGCTGCGTGCTCAATGTCATCCGGGGCAACCGCCAGACGACTACAGCACGGGATGCCCTGAGATATGCGATGGTCAGCGACTTGGGCGACCCGAAGGTGCGTGAAAGATATGTGAAGGCGACCGAGCCTGAAATCAAAAAACTGCTCAAAGCATAGGGCCGGGCCTATCCAAGAGACAGACCGACCGCTTAGTGCCGGCACAAGGCAAAGGCGGCCGTTAGCCGATGAATAGGGTGTGGGCGAATGGCCCAAACAAACAATTTCAAACAGGAAGGAAAACCGAGCATGGGCTGGCAAATTGGCGACAAAATCAGGTTTGCAGACGAGCGCGGGACATACATAGTCCGAGCAGCCAGTCCGCGTTATCTGGTCTGCACCAGGCCGTATAATTTCAAACGGACTGTATTCTATACGATTGTAGATTTAGTGGTCGAGATTCGTGGTACAGAGAATCTGATTTTCGGCTTGGGTGCTGAGACGGATCGCCAGTGCTGGGAAATGCTCGTTCGCATATTGACAGGCGAGAGCGAAATCTCGCACCGCAACAGAGTGCCATTACAGATACGAAAGGACTGAGCATGGACTGGATTATTGAAAACTGGGATGAGATCGTTAAGGCCGTTGGTCTGATTATTGCAGCGGCAAGCATCATCGTGAGACTAACGCCGACGCTCCGCGACGATTCGGCGCTGCTGCCTGTCATCAAATTCCTGGGCAAGTACATAGCCCTGGACAAATACGGGACCAACGAAGTCGAGAGGCCGAAATGAGCGATATAAAAGCAATCAAACCGTTGGGGCGCAAGGCTTACGGCAGCATAGGACACTTGCCGAACAGCCGCTTAGGTCCGGGCGATCACGCTGTCCCGGATGGCTGTGCTAAAATCTGTACGCAGAAGGTCCGCGATAAACACGATCTCATTGTCGTGCAGGAGAAGCTGGATGGTTCGTGTGTTGCGGTGGCTCTGCTTAATGGACGTTTGTATCCGTTGGGTCGTGCTGGATGGTCTGCGGAGTCCTCGCCTTACGAACAGCATCAGCTCTTTGCGCAATGGGTTTGGTGCAACGAGGACAGGTTTCGTGCCGTTCTTCAAGAGGGGGAGCGCATCGTTGGCGAGTGGTTGGCGCAGGCACACGGGACTATCTACGATCTGAGCGTGAACGAACCGTTCGCGGCTTTCGATATCATGTGCGAGGATAAGCGGTTAAGCTACCACGTTTTTCAAGAGCGAATTGAGAGGCGCTTTTGCACGCCGACGCTGCTCCATGAAGGCGGTGCCATCTCCGTCCCAGAGGCCATGAAGTTGCACGAACAGTGGCACTGGCCTTGTGACCAAGTCGAGGGGATTGTTTATCGCGTCCACCGCAAGGGGCAAGTCGATTTTCTGGCCAAGTGGGTGCGGTTCGATAAGATTGACGGCAAATATCTTCCAGAGGTGAGCGGTAAAGACGCTGTTTGGAATTGGAGGCCGCGATGAACTTAGGTATCTGGGCGGCTGTCACGGCGTTGCTGGTCAAGCTCCTGAGCTTGTTCCGGGGCAAGGGCTACCGGGCCGATGTCACTATCAGGAGCGAAGAGGCCATCGAAGCCGACCGCGATAGGCTCGACGAATTATACACCAAGCTCAAGGAGAAACGCGATGAAGTCAAGACCAAAACCAAGCAGGATTGCAAGGCTCGCAAGAACAAGCTGTATCGCTATGCTGATGAGTCTATTCTGCCTGAGCTTCTACGGTTGCAACGCGAGTATCGAGACCTCCGACGGGACTTCGTCGCCGCAGGGGGACATCTCCCTCCAGGCTGGTGAAGCGTCGCCGATAGACGGGATGGTAGTTCCGTTCGAGCATTATCAACACATGCGAATCTGTGAGGCATTGTGCGATGACTGAGTTGAGAGGGCCGAGACATGACTGATGATTAACTGGCTCCGAGAATGCTGGGAGCGGGTGCCGAACGGCTGGAAGATGATTCAAGCTTTCCTCATCTTTGTCTTAGCGATAATCTATGTGGATTTTCGGTGGGGGCAAAGGAAAAACAGGAAACCCTAATTTTGAAAGGAACCAAGATGAACACAAAATGGGTACAACTGATTGTGGCCTGTGCGCTGCTGCTGTGTGGCTCAGCGTTCGCGGGCGACGCAAACGAGCCGGTCATTCCGGCGGGACAGGGCCTGACGATCTGGGGCCTGACGGAAGGCGACTCAGACAGCACGCTCGAAGCGCGTATCGGATGGGAACTTGAGAACAGCTTCGAGCCGGGTATCGGGGTCAAGTACTTTACGGGCGATCCTGAGTGGGGGCCTGAGCCTGATGCTGTCTCGGCCTATCTGGCCTACCACGTCCGCGAGATTGGTCTGATTACCGACGACACCCCGGACAACGCCTGGGAAGAGATTCTGCACAGCCTCAAGACGCGGCCCTATGCCTTGCTGGAAGTAGCTGTGCCAGTGGACGGGGAGCAGCGAAAGCCAAAGCTCAACTACGCTATCGGCACGCTGTTCGGGAACGACCCGTCGTTCGATACGGCTTTCGTGGTCGAGTGGATTGTGGGCGATCTGGCAGGTGAGTATGACCACGCCATCCGAATCGGCGGACGGTTCAGGTTTTGAGAAACAGATGAGTGAAGAAGAACGTATCCGGCGCAAAATCCGTCGCCGCCTCAACAAATTGTGGCTGGACGGCTATCTGAGTTGCGGTCTGAACCGTCAGCTTAGCAACATCGAAGAGGCCATGATGGAGATATGGCCGAAACGGAAACGGGCGCGGTCTTAGTTCAGGGCCGCGCCCGCATCTGCTTTCGGTGCAGGACAAAGGTGTGCTGATGGTCGAATGTAAAATATGCGGCAAATGGCTACGGAGCAGAGGAAGGCACGCCAGAACACACCCTGGCTACAATAAGGCAGAGATTTGGTATGGCTTTCAAGACTGGCCTGCCAGAGATTCCAGTGCTCTCAACGACCGTATTGTACGCAGCTACATGGACAGAGGGCGAAGTCGGGAATTGGAAGAATCGGGGGCAACACTCGGCGAATTCGATAGTGCGTGCAGATCAGCCGGGATTCATCTGACCGTGTTTTCTCTGTACTCGAACAGATTCCGGGGGCTTATTGCACAAACTCCTGGTATCGAAAAATTATTGCGTGACGTATAATTTGAAACCTATGGCGTCAGCTTACCTATGGACGGGCACGAGATTTGTGGCAACGTGGCACTACCGCGTCGATACCTACCGCCCGGACCCGGACATTGCCAAAGACCCGCAAGTGCTCGCTGAGCGCATGGCCTATGAGGAACGCAAGCATGATGGGTTGCCGGTGGAACGCGAGAGGGTTTGGTTTGGAGATAACTGAGCATGAGGACATCGAAAGCATATTTCAATCGCTTCAAGAAAGAGTTTGTGCGATGGCAGCAGTTGCTCGGGCTGACGCATCTGGCTCGGACAAAGCCGTTACATTGAAAGAAGCGACCTCGAAGAAGAGTGGGAGGCCATTGTGGTTCGCTTGGAAAAGGTATTGAAATGATCGTGATCGTGGACGACATACGAGAGCGAGTGACAATCCTGGGATTCAGCTCCACGCAATTCCTGCAACTGTCGGCCATCATTCGGCTGGCGAGGATTCGCGGCAGTGCCCAGGTGCGGCGAGTGGCGGCGGAGTTGAACCTCTTCGTGCCGCGCATCTACGACGGCGAGACAGGAATGGCGGCGGTTATGCAGTTGACGTGGGAAGACGTGTTCGGCCTCAACTACGTGATGATGTGGCTGCTGGAACTGCTGCCGCAACCGCACGAGCGCCTTATCGCCGACGAGATTGTCGAGACCATCGACGCGGCGCTCGAGAGCGTGATTCACCTGGACCAGCTCCGGGATAGATACTTGCCGGGATAACTACGCATGACGAAGTCCGAACTCGAGCGCATCAAGCGCCAGGCGCGCTGCGAGGGCGTCCGCGAGGGCCGGCGCCGCTCCCAGAAGCTCATCAACCAGCTCAGTGGGGCGATGGCGGAGGTCAGCGGTCTGCTCGGCGAGATCGACTTCGAGTGGCCGCGCACCGGCGTCACCATCAGCTTTGCGACGGCGGACAGGATTATCGCGGCGCTGAAGCCCTCGGCGACGCAAAAGGCCCGGACGCGGCTGGCCGGTGAGCTGCGGCGCATGGTCATGGATTCGACCTGCGAGCTGGGCATGGACCTGGCCCGCGTCGAGAATGAGATGAGAGAGTTGATAGGGTAAAACGAAAGGATGAACAATGGCAGTAAAAACGATAATTTTCAGGCGAGTTTACAATACATTTTTTTTAAGTTATTCTGCTAAACAACTCAATGGCAATATCGTCACTGGCTCAATCTGCAATAGCGGACAACCTCTACCCTTGCCCATGTTGCTGGAGTCTATCAACTATGATACCTCCCGTATTGTCTGGCCAAAAAATGAATCGGAAGCCGAAAGCGATTTTCAACTACTCCGGTCCGGGAAAGGTGATCATGGATATATAAATGGTCGATTGGCCAATTCGTTAGCCAGGGCGATTCACAGCATTTTAGAATTCAATGTGTTTGCATCAACGCCGCCACCCCAAAACCCTATGGATATTCTGACGAATTTACCGGACGGTGTTCGCATAGACCTTCAATTGATCGCCCCGACGGGCGTTGGGCCTTTCTCTTGCTCTGCGATTCAAGTAGTTGGTCCCTCTTTAGCCGATAAAGGCATCATGGCAATTTGTGACGAGCCCAACTGCAATATGTTCCCGCTGGAGCGGGTGGAGAACCATATCGACCATGCGGTGCAGTCTCTCTCGGGGATGAACCTGCCCGACGATTCCCAGGTCGAGTTGAAGAACTCCTGCCTGGCGGACCTCAAGGAACTCAGGGACGGCAACCTGCTGGCGCTGCGGAGGGCGATTGAGGCTGCCGCTGAGTAGGGTATAGCAAAAAAAGTGGCCCCCACGACTTCGCAGGAGCCACGATCTCGGTCGGGAGGGTATCAGAGGCTATCCATCCAAGATACATCTTCGCCTTTACAGATTGTAACCGATTCAAAAAGCTCAATCATCGTCAAATTCGATCTTGCCGTTCAATTCGACAAGCAGGCATTGCAGGTAATCCGCCGTGAGCGCCCGCTTGCCGCTGAAATAGTCGTAGAGAGTTTGAGGGTGACATTCGATTCGACGAGCCATCGCCGGGGTGCTGATCTTGCGGCGGGCCATTTCTTTTTTGATCTGTTTGCGTAAATCAACTTTCACGGATTAAGTTCCTTTCAAAAACCCGGCCCGGCGGCATACGCCAACCGGGCGGGGTTAAAAATGCTCAATCTTGGTAGGCTTTGGATTTACGCATGAGTCAAGCTCCTTTCTCCGCCAAGGCGATGGCGTCAAGCCCTCGTTGCACAGCAAATTTGTAATTGCAGTCAGGGTTCAAGGTTGCTTCATTGCTCACAATATCGAGCAATTCCTTGCACACCTTCATCAGGGCGTGGTGGTTGTTGCAGGCCCGGACGACGAAAGCGGCCTTAGCTTGCCAGTCTTTGGGGTCGCGGGATATCGTAGCGATCAAGAATCCATCACCTGCTACATAAGGGCCATATTCGATTCGTTGAGCGTTAAGACGATATGGCAACTCTAACTCAATGTGTTTCGTTTTCATGTTCATTCTCCGTTTAAGCGGTTACGGATTGTAACCGATTCAAAAAGCCCCGGCCCGGCGGCATACGCCAACCGGGCGGGGTTAAAAATGCTCAATCATCGTCAAATTCATCCATCGCGTCCGTCACGGCCATATCCCTGAGTACCTGGTCAGTGGCCTCTTCTGAGTCGTCATGTGCGACCGGGCGGGTGTCGGCGTATCGTTCCGCCAAGCATTTGGGGCACTTCCAACCCAAGCCCTTGTGCCATTGAAGATTGATGTGATGGATTTCACACGTCGGAATGATTTGTTGCCTTGCCATTTTTAACCCTTTCGTTAGATGTTGGTATTGGTTTTCAAATCCCCCGCCCCCGGCACGCGCCAAGGGGCGGGGTTAAAAATGCTCTACAATGACCCCCCACAACTGTGGGCGATCTCATTGATCATATTGCCGGTCCAGTCCAGGAGTGGTCGTCTATCATCGGCGCCGTGCATAATTGCAGCGAGCAACCCTGTCCACTCATTCCAGGCACCATCGCGGAGTGCGTCGAGAGTATCGCCGGCACACAGCTTGCAGGCGAGGCCGTGTTGCCAGCGATAAGCGCCGCCGATTAGATCGTTCATCCCGCCAAAGCCCTGGCACATGAGGAGCCGGCCATGCGTAGGATGCTCAATGATTGCGATCGTATATTGCATACCATATTGACCTATTTGCTCCTCTGACTCGACAACTTGTGTTTTTACGTTCGTTTTCATTTTTAACCCTTTCGATTTTGCCCTCGCGGGCGACCCTATTGAGTTGTTCAAACTACTAATCTATATATACGGTTATATTAGATTGTTGTCAACAGCTTTTTTGGAGATTTCGTAAAAATATCTGCAAAGCTCGGATTCCAACTCAGAAACGCGGATTTCAGCGAAAGATTTCTTGTAAGATTTTTTACGCTGTGTTAGCGTTTAAGTGATTTTGTTCTGATTGCCGATAAGAGAGGCATGAGTTATACTAAGGCTCAGAATGATTTGGAATTCGCCGGCAGGCATAGCTTTGCTTATCACAAAGAACCTATGCCTCGCCGGTTTTTTTGTTTTCGTGATCGGTTCTACCAAAATGATAAGCGGAGCGGCAGCGGGAAAACGACACAAGCAGAGGTATCCTCGACGGGGATACTGTCGGGCCAAACCGGATAACCAATGGCACGAGCTGCAAGTCCGAGCTGAATAGTACAGGGTACGATAAACAAATCAACCCGAACCGATGAGATGCTGGATTCTTACTGGAATCCGGTAAAAACTGCTTGTGGCGAATGATGATATGGAAACCTAATGAGTGAAACTGAACAGAAAAGTACCGCGCAAGAGGAGCCACATCGAGGCCCAGGCCAACCGACGCTCTTTCGGGAAAAATACATTGAGCAAGCCTACAAACTGACGCTTTTGGGTGCCACAGACGAGGAATTGGGCGATTTCTTCGGAGTGTCTAAGACGACAATCGAGAATTGGAAACTGGCGATTCCTGAATTCTTTGACTCCATAAAAGCGGGCAAGACCCAAGCGGACAGCGAGGTTGCAGACAAGCTGTACCAACGAGCCAAAGGCTACTCGCACCCGGAGGAAAAGATTTTCTGCCACGAGGGGGAGATCATACGCACGCAGACGGTTCGCCATTATCCGCCCGATACGGGTGCCGCGTGCATGTGGCTCAAGAACCGCCGCAAGCAGAATTGGCGTGATAGCCACGACATCACGACTGACGGCGAACCCATCACGCCACAGGTCGTCAACTTCGCGGACCTGCTCAAAGCACAGCCGGCCGCAACTCCGCCCCAGGAACCACCCACGCAATGAGCATACCAGTCGAGTCATTTTGCCGGGGGATGCACAGGCACCAGGTTGCCTTCATGCAGGCTTTTGACAATCGGCGTGAGTCGGGTATCTCGGACACGCAGTATTTCTATGCGGAGTGGCACCGCCGAGCACGTAAAACCACACTGGCTCTCAACTTGGCAATCCGGGAGGCTTGCCGAGTGCCCAAGAGCAAATATGGCCACATCGCCCCTACGCAGGTCATGGCCCGCAATATCATCTGGGATGACCCCAATATGCTCAAGGCGTATCTGCCTGCTAAGCGCGAGATGGGCTGGGTGCCGAACGAGCAGAAGATGCTCATCACCTTCGAGAATGGCTCGCTGCTCAAGATCGGCGGCTCGGACGAGCCAGACTCTTGGCGGGGGACGGACTTTGCCGGTGTGACGCTGGACGAGTGGTCTATGATGAAAGAGTCGGTCTGGATCGAGGTGTTGCGTCCGGTGATGGCTGCGGAATTGCAGCCGCATATCAAGCTTCACCAGCCCTTCCGCTGGGTGTGCTACCTCTATACGCCGAACCCGGAAGGCCGTCATGCCTCGCGGATGTTCGATGCCGCGTGCTGCTTGTCAGGGGGGGGCACACTACCGACGTGCGGCGTAGCCGAGAAGCTGGCCCCGAACACGTTTGCATCACGGCTCGACGGTGAATTGTCGGGGGTGTATTCGCAGTCCGCCCTGAACCAGATGAGGCAGGAAGTCAAAGACGGCAAGATACCCCAGGCCATATACGACCAGGAGATCAAGTGCAGCCGCGTGACGGCAGAGCAGATGACCCTGATTACCTCCGCCATGATCCAGGCCCTGAACGAACACCACGCCAAGACGCACGTGACCGATAGGCCGATTCGCAAGATCGTCTCGATTGACCCCGCGTGGGGGGGCGACGTATGCCAGATCATGGGCATGGTCAATTACGAGGCCAAGCTTGAGCACCAAAAGGCGATTCTCGATAAAATGCGGACGAGCGAGATTTGCATGGCGGCCAAGCTCGTGGCCCAGCAGATCGGCACCAAGAATTTCATCATCGACACCGTGAACGACCGGGGGGTGTACGATGGACTGAACGACGACGAGGCTTGCTATAGCGTCCAGGAGTTCAAGAGTTCGTACAAGCCTACCGAGAGGGATGACAGCCCCCAGGCCATACGCTTCGCAAATCTCCGCGCCCAAGCCTACCATCACAGTGCCCAACTGATAGCGACCTTCCAGGCGGGTCCTATTCGAGACCCTGAGTTGATACGACAACTGCCCTTAGCCAGCCGCTACACGACTCAGCGGAGTTCGGGCAAGCTCATCATTCAGCCAAAAGACAAGATCAAGGAAGATTTGGGCTGCTCGCCGGACAAAGCGGACGACTACGTGATGGGCAATTGGGGCTTGGAGAGCGTTCAGCCCGAGACGGCGGGCGGCGGCTCTGTGATTCTCAACTTCTCGCAGGCACAACGGTCTATGGTCCCTGACTCTATCGGGGTAGGGGTGTAAAGTGTCGTTATTCAGTTCAATATGGGTTCAACCTTAAAGAAAGGAAGCTCAAATGTCGACTCCAAGAATAGGCAAAGAAAGCGTTATTATTAAAGTTGCAGGGCCGAAAGGCGAACACTTTGAGATGGGGTGGGAAATCCTCACGCCAGCAAAAGCCGGAATGTACTTAACGAATCAAGGTAGGCAGCGGGATCTTTCGGATGTACTGGTCAGCAGATACGCGGCGTCGATACAGTCGGGAAAGTGGGATGATGTTGTGGGGGACCCATTGATTTTTGATACAAAGGGTCGTATGCAATCTGGGCAGCATCGCTGCAAGGGTGTGGTTTTGGCGCAACGCCCAATTATTGTTTTTGTAATACGCGGGGTCCGGGATGACGCCTATTACAATATTGACGGCGGGAAAGCTCGAACTTTGGAAGATACCCTTCATATCGAGGGCGAAAACTACGCCAAGCAGCTATCTGTAGTCCTGCGGGCTTTGTACCAGTTTTCAATTGGGCAACATGGCTCGACAGCGCCGGTATCATTGGACAATCGAACAGCGTATCAGTTCTTAAAGAAACATCCAGGGCTGCAAGTAACAATCCAGAGGACTAATGCACGAATCAGTACAATGCCTGTTAGATTGGCTTCTCAGGCAGCATTGGCGTACTTGACATACATAGTGGAACATATTTCATTAGAGAAGGCTCGTAGCTTCATGCGAATCATTTTCAGTGAAGCTTTACCAAAACCAGATACGGGGTGCCCAGCATCGCTTATGGTTCTGAAATTACAGGAGAGCCGAAATGCAACACAAAGACACTTGCGGTTGACGGCAAAGGAGCGTCTTGCGAACCTGGTAAAAGCGTGGAACCTTTTTGTTGTTGACCGTCGGGTGCCGAACGTTCGTTCGATCAGTTGGCGCATCGACGAAGACTGGCCCGAATTCCGCGATGACGAAGGCCAAATTGTTTTGTATAAGGACATAACTTTCAACGCAAAAGATAATTGACGAAGAAATAGCCAAAAGAAAGTTCAGGCAGTAGGCGGAGTAGCTACCGCTTAGTGCTATACCACGAAACGCCTGTATAGAGGCCGTAAGGGTAAAACCTTGCGGCCTTTTTCTTTTGGCTTGGAAAGATAGACATGGCAAAGCTCACAGACACCGAGATCACCAAGAAATGCCTGAAATTTGTTCGAGATGCGCAGCAGCACACTGTACGCAGGGACCAGCGGGAGCGGGCCTTGACGTACCAGGACTATTTTCGGGGCGGCAAACATCAATGGACGCAGGAGGAGTACGATACCTACAAGAGTCGCGGCGTCGAACCCATAACGATCAACCGTTGCAAGCCTGTGATGAAGGGCCTTCTCGGCATGTACTTGCAAGCCAAGCAGGACGTCAGAGCCAGGCCGAGGCGCAATGGCAGCTCCACCGTGGCCCAGGTCTGGACAGAGGTAATGAAACATACCCAGGACGTGAGCTATGCCGATTACGTCTATGCCCAAGTGTTTCTGCGGGGCGGCGTCGATACCGAAGCCTACCTGAAATTAGAGATCGACCCCATAGCCAACGTCAACGGCCAGCCCGTCATCAAGCCGCTATCGCTGTGGGATGTGGAGGTTGATAGAAACGCCATCGAGTACAACCTCAACGATTCGGCGGCCTATGTCATCGAGTCGCAGTGGAAGGACAAGGACGAGATCGACGCCATGTACCCCGACCGCGACCAGGAGATTGCTACCGCCGTCTCAGTCATGGACGATCTCGAAGGACAAAAGGGCTCGGACCGCCTGGTGACGTGGCTGACGCAGAGCGGCGATATCGCCGGCGACGATGCGGAGTTCGAGGATAACCAAATCCCCGACGTGGACCTTAAGCGTCAGTACCGCTACAAGGTCAAGCGTGTTTTTTGGAAAGAGACTATCGCCGCGATGATCGTCGGGGACCGGCAGGACCACGGCATGGCTATCGTCAAAGACGAGAAGCTCATAGCCAAGCTCAAGCGAAAAGCCGGCAAGTCCACGCGCTACGCGATAACACTGTGGCCGACGAAGGTTCTGCATGAGACCATCATGCTCGGCGAGTATATGCTGGAGGATAAGCCCGAACCGCTGGGGCCGGGTATCTCCGATTATCCCATCGTGCGGTACTCGCCGATGTGGGACGAGGGCTATGCGGTCGGCGCCCTCGACGACATCACCAGCCTGAACAAAGAGGAAAACATCCACCGCACGCAGACGATCAGGTTGCTCAATCAGACGGCGAACAGCGGATGGATCGTCGGCTCGGCGGGCAACGAGGAATGGAACCGCATACTAAAAAATTTCGGGTCCGTGCCCGGCATTCTCATTCCCAAAGACAAGTTCGGGAATTCCGTCGAACGTATCGTGCCCAACCAACTCTCGCAGGGTCACTTCATGCTGGGCCAGCAGTTCGAGTTGGATATCAAGCGGGTGTCCGGCATAGACGACGCGACGCAGGGCTACAGCACTAGCCAAACGGAATCCGGTCGCGCGATAGGCTTGAAGCAGCAAAACAACCGCAGCAGTGCCGAGTGCTTCTTCGATAACTTCTATAGGACGCTGGAAATCTTAGGCAACTTGCTCCTGGCGGTCAATATCGCCAACGACTACTACAGTGACGAGGAGATCAAGGCGATTGTCGATGAGTCTTCGATGCTCGATAGCAAGCTCCTGGCACGCGCCAAAGCGAAGTTCATCGCCACGATAGGCTCGGACCTGCCGCAGCCGCAACCGTTGCCGCCCATGAATCCACAGATGATGTTGGGTATCAAGCCGGAGGACAGGGGCCGCGTGCTCCAGACGATGCAGAAGGGTGTTGAGGGGGCCACGCAGTACATGAAAGCCTATCCGCAACTCTCGGCGTCCTACGAGGAGGTCATACGCGAGGAGGCCAAAGAGATGCTCTTGCAGGAGTTGAGGGCCGACAAGGGCATGTACGGCGTCAAGGTCACGGTCTCGCCTTCGGCGCCCACGGAACGCCTGACGCAGTTCCTGCAAATGGACGCCCTGATGAGCAAGTACGGCAACATCATCCCGCCGGAGCTATTCATCGACCTGACGGACTTGAAAAACAAGGATGAAATCAAGGCCGCAATCTCATCGAATCGGCAGGCCCAGATGCAGCCGCCGATGCAGGCCCGGCCGCAGGTGAGGGCGGCATAAACCACACATACAAGCTCGACCTTAAAGAAAGGAAGCTCACAGAATGAAACCCATCTATGCAACCTGGATGTTGTCGAATAACATCGGCGACGCCTTGACGCCGTGGCTCATCGAGAAGATTGCTGGGCAGACGCCGCTCTACGTGCCGTTCGATATGCCATATCCCAAGTTCATGGTTACAGGTTCAGTGCTCAATCACGCCTCGGACTATACGATAGTCTGGGGGGCGGGCTATGCCAACTTCGAGGATTGCCTGCACGCCAGGCCTGTTATCAAAGCGGTTCGAGGGCCGGTGACAGCGGCACGAATCGAATTCCAGGCCGGGATACCGATGGCGAGTGTGGCCAAGGGCGACCCGGCGCTGCTCATGCCGAGATTCTATGATCCACGGACAGCCGGCAGAGATCGACATTACAAGGTCGGTTTTATCCCCCACTACGTTCACCAAGTAGAGACAGCCGCATGGCTCAACGACCGGGATGACATCA